TTCTATATTAGAAAAAAATTTATACCTCTTTTTATAGAATTTTACATATTATGCTAGGCATAAATCTACAAAAAGAGGTATAATTTAAAAAGATAAATAATACAAAAAGGATTAACTTTGGCTTTATCATTATCTGAAGTTGTAAATATTGCTAAAAATCAAGATTGGGCGCATATATCAAATTTTAGTGTAGATATTTCACCAGTTAATTCTTCTTATGCTTCTAAAATTCAATGGAAAAACTTTTCAGATATTCAAAAACAGATAGATGTGTCTCTAAAATCAGTTGACGTTCCACAACATTCTGTTGCTACAATAGAAGAATATGTTGGAACACAATGGAAACACGCAAATTCTAGAGAAGATTTATTTACTTGCACTATGACTTTTCGTGATATGAACGGCGGAGAATTATATAGAAGATTTAAAAATGCTTTAGAATTGACCAAAATGAATTATTTTAATACTTGTTTATTTAATATTAAAGTATATTTAGATTCTGAATATTATGAAACTTATGGCAGAACTTTAATAATGGAAACATCTGAAGCTTTGATAAAATCTGTTTCTCAACTTCAATTATCTCATGAAAATGGATCTGAAATTCTAGAATTTTCAGTAGAATTTAAATTTAATACGCCTTCTTATTCAAAATATTTTAAAGGTTTAAATGGTTCATCAATTGATGTTTCATCACCTTTTGAAGAAGTTAAAAATAAAATTGAAAATAAAGTTACATCTTTAGTAGATAAAGCTATTAATAAAGGTGTTGGATTTATTTCTTCTAAAGTAGATGGATTACTTAAAAACTGGTAAACACATACTAAATTCTATAACATCATATTTAAAAAATTTATTTTTTTATTCTATATAATCTATATAAGGAATTCATTTTAGAAAAAAATTCATACCTCTTTTTATAGAAATTTTGTTTACAAAACTGTCTACAGAAAATTATAGTGATATATAAAATTATAGTGATATATAATACACAAAATGAAGAGTTCGTGTTCCAACCAATATATTATTTTAACAAATAAATCTTTAGAATTTATAGATATAATAAAAATAAAAAGGAGTTATATGATTGTAAAATTATTGGATAATACGCATTTATCTAATGCCGTTATTGGAGCAAGAACTTGCTGGGATTCTTTTCATTTAGGCGGATTATATGAAAATCCAACAGATGATATCACAGAAAAAGATAAAGATTTATTACTTCGTTTGATATTCAAAAACAAACACGAATCTATTTCAGAACATATTGTTTATACTTTTAATCTTCTAGATGTTCCAAGATATGTTTTACAAGAATTGGCAAGACATAGAATTGCTTCATATTCAGTCAAATCAACTCGATATACACTCAAGGAACTAAAAGAAGAAGAATCTTTTGTTGATTTTAAGGTAAAAGATGATAAAATTAAATTAGATGTAAATAGAGCAAAAAAATATATTGATATAAATGATGAAATATCTTTAGAATCTCAGATTAATCAACTAGAAATTTTAAGAACAGAAATTAAAAAAGGAACTTCTTTAGATAAAATTAAAAATCTAGTTCCTGAATCTTATCTAACTAATATTGTTTTTACAATAAATTTTAGATCTTTAATGAATTTTTTAAGATTAAGAACTTCTAAAGCTGCTCATTATAAAATAAGAGAATTAGCTTTTAAAATTTTGGATCAAATTCCAGAAAAACATAAGTTTTTATTTGAAGAGTTTAAACAAACTTTAATATTATCGTGATATAATTATCATAAATTAAAGGAGATACTTTGAAATTACAAACAAAGATCCAAAAGATTTTAGAAATAGAATCAGATAGATTGGTTTTAAAAGACGGCAAATTAGTAAATGAAATTAGTCAATTTGCAAAAGATTTATCTTTATACGGTCTTTATAAAGATTTTTCTTTTGAAAATGATATGTTAAAATTTAAATATTTTGATTTTGATTTAAATAAGAATTTATATAAAGAAATAAAATTAGATGAAATTAATTTTATAACTAATTTTAGTAAATATGTGAAAAATCTTAAAAAAGAAATACACGAAAACAATCTAAGGTTAATAAATGAGATTTAAAGATTTTATAAATGAAAAAATAGAATGGAATTTAAATAGATATATTTGAATAAAGGAGATGTTATGTTTCAAAAAGCAATAAAAGAAGAATTTTCAAAATTTGATTTTACAAATGTTAATAATAAAAATGAAATAAAAGAAATTATTTCATGTAATGTTCATGTATCTAATTACAGTAATGTTGATTTTATTTTTTATGTTTCTAATGATGAAAGATATAAAGAAGCATTAAAGAAAAATAAAATTTTATATAAATCTTTACAACTTATAGAAAAAGAAAATATACTTATTTCTAGTTTTATGAATTTGTTAGATGAAAATGATTTAAAAACATTCAAATATGAGGTTAATAATTTTAAAAAAGTTGTTTTAAATATGCAAATAGATTCTGTATTAGATGAACTCTATGATAGCACATTAAAAAAATCTAGATTAAAGAAAGAGATTAAAAAAATATTTGAATAATTAAATTTTAGATAAAAGGTAGATACATATAAAAAAAAAGAAATAAATAAAAATAAAATTTTAAAAAGGAGTCAACATGGAATTTAAACTATATGATTTAAATGAAAAATTCGAAGAATTTTTGAATAAAAATTATGAAAGAAAACATCAAAAATCACAAAATGATGCATTTAGAGATTTTTACACAATATGGTCTGAAAAAATCTTTAAAGAACCAGATGAACAAGAAGAATTAGAAGAAAAAGATCCAAATGTTGGAATAGTTGTTGATAAAAATGATAGTGAAATGGCTATTACAGTAATAGCCCCAGGATTTGATAAAGAAGATTTTGATATTTTTATTGAAGGTAATTATTTAAAAATTGAAACTGATAGAGATATTAATGTAACAAAGTTTGATCAAGATAAAGTTATTCAAGATTTAAAAATCGAAAGAGTTAATAAGAAAATTGAACTTCAAGAAAAATTTGTAAAAGGTGATGTAAAAGCGTATCTTGAAAATGGAATTTTGAAAATTTATATTAAAAAATCAAAAGAATTCACAAGAAATATAGAAATAATGTAAATATATCAATATAATTTTAAAGAAGTTAGTGATATAATTATTTTGCATCAATCATAAAATGCCATAAGTTTAATTACTTAGGGTTTTATTAAAATTTTTTTAGATAAAAATTTAAAGATTTTAAAGAAGTTATTGATATAATTATTTTGCATCAATCATAAAACACCCGGGTTTCATCTCTCGGGTGATTTTAAAACTTTTAAAGATTTTAATTTAAGTTAAAATGTTTAAAGGTTTTATTATTTTAATTGGTAAACTATTTGGATAAAACCTTTGCAGATCTTCTTTTCTGCAACATTTTCTATCCTCCTTATTTGTTTATAGGTTTCTTAGATTTTCTTTCCTTAATAAGAAAATCACTAATATTTAAAAATTTTAAAAGTTATTTTTACAATAATTTTTAAAAGTTTTAAAATTTAATAAAACTTTAAACTTTATTTGATATAATTTTCGTATATCAAATAAGATATAAGTTATTTTATTTATAATTGTTAAATTTTTAAAGAAGTTAATGATATAATTTTAACAATTTAAAAAATTTACTAGTTTAAGTGGATAAAAATAGCTGCCGTTTCGGCAAAAGATTTGGGTTCAAGTCCTAAAGTAGATTTTTAAATTGTTAAAATTGAGACGCTGAGTAGAGCAGTGGTAGCTCGTCGGGCTCATAACCCGAAGGTCGGCGGTTCAAATCCGTCCTCAGCAACCAGCGGGTATGGTGAAATGGTAGACACAAGGCGCTTAAAACGCCTCGCCTTAAAAAAGCGTTCCAGTTCGAGTCTGGATATCCGCACCATTATATATGGAAACTTGACAGAGTTGGTTTAATGTAGCAGTCTTGAAAACTGTCGGGTGTAAAAGCTCCGTGGGTTCGAATCCCACAGTTTCCTCCAGTTTTAAAAGTTTAAACGAATATTAAATTTTTTTAATTTTCATTAAAAAACTAAAAAAACTTTAAACTTTAAATAATGTTAATTTTTAGTGATCCAGATTAGCTCAATGGTAGAGTAGGTGACTGTTAATCACTTGGTTATTGGTTCGAATCCAGTATCTGGAGCCATTTGTGAGTATGGCGGAATGGTAGACGCAAGACACTTAGAATGTCTCATCTGAAAAGATGTATCTGTTCGAGTCAGATTACTCACACCATTTAAACAAAATTTATCTTTAAAGATTTTAATAAAACTTTAAACTTAAATTGATATATTTTAAATCACAGCAGTATTGAGAGCATGCTGTAAGGCTGGCTGGGTTTAAAATCTTAGATTAAATTTTAATCTCTGGTTCTTTGTGGTTTTCTTTACCACCTGGTTTTATACTGGGACTCATGGTTGTTAGTCAACAAAAGTAAAACCACCAACTTTAATATGGGTATGTGGGTGATAAGATAAACCGGAAGACTGTAAATCTTCCGCCTTGTGCTTAGTTGGAGCGTTACCAACCGGGCCCACCATTTTAAATCCAGAGTTAGCTCAGTTTGTAGAGCAATAGACTGAAAATCTATGTGTGGATGGTTCAATTCCATCACTCTGGACCATTTAATTAAAAGGAGATTGAAAATGAATGAATTAAAATCAAATTTTAAAGCTTTAATAGATAATGAATTAGAGCATGAAAAATTGTATTCTGATTTATTAGATGATTTAGAAATTTTTAAAATTAGATTTCGTGAAGAGCTTTCAACATTTTCAGTTGATTTAAGCGATTATGATTTAAAAATATATTATGAAGATAGAATGATTTATATTGGTTTATATCATAAGTATTTTAAGTACTTTACAGGAAGAAAAATGAAAACTGCTGATGGTTCATTGGTTTTTAATATTTTAATTCCAGATATTTGTTATGATATAGATTTTGATATAATTCAAAATGTTATTTTTAATATATTAGATGTTAAAGTGATTTAAATTAATAAAACTTTAAACTTTATTTGATATAATTAACATATCAAAAATATTAAAGGTTTAATTTTAAACTTATTTTTGATATAATAAATATATTAAAAGTTCTTTTACTTATAAATGTTAAAAACACTAAAGATTTAATAAAACTTTAAACTTTATTTGATATAATTAACATATCAAAAGTTATTTTATTTAAAATTGTTAAAAAATTAAATCTTAAATTAGAATTTTATTAGTTTAATGATAGAACAATCTTATTGATAGGTATTTAGTTTGATTCTAAATATAGAATTCTAATCTAAGATTTAATCTTATTTTAATATTTTTATGATATAATATAAATATTAAAAATGTTATTTTATTTAAAATTGTTAAATATTAAAAATCTTAAAAAGTGACTATATAATCTGAGTCTCTAGTTCGAATCTAGATAGGGTTTGAAAAGATTGGGTATATAAAGAAGTTGCAAATTCAATATATATTTTCGACAATCTTGGAGAATTTGGCCGAGAATGATAATGGGGTTATCAACTTTAATTTTTTAAAGTCTCAGAGAAGTAGGGTCGGTGGGTAAAGTGTAAAATCGAAAATTCAGTGCACTTAAGAATCAGTAGAACTTTACTAATAGGTGAAGACAAACGTTTAGTCACTTTTTAAGATTTTTAAAGTCTTTAATTGGTAGCTACATTAAAGATCGACTTGTTAAAGTCTGTGTAAATGTGACCGAGGGGGTCCATGATAGAAATAAAGCCGCACAATAGTTGCGTGAAGCTTGTCTATCAACATTTACATTAGAAAATCTTAAAAAAATAATTTGATCTCTAACTACGGACTAGAGATAACACAGAACCGTAGCTGGGACACTTCAGGATTTGAGGTGTTATATTTCCTGGTAGGTATTTTAATACTGACAAGTGGTAACCGGTAACGAGATACATTTGTATCAGCATTTGATCGGAGATTGAATTATTTTTATGGCCTCATCGTCTAATGGTTAGGACACTACCCTTTCACGGTAGGAATACGGATTCGAATTCCGTTGAGGTCACCATTTTTGGATCTTCGTCTAAAGGTATGACTTTGTGTTTTGGCCGCAAAAATCCAGGTTAGAGTCCTGGAGATCCATCCAATTTTTAAATATGTCTAGGTTTGTCGATTAAGTTGGGACACTTAAGAGGTGATAAATATCTCAAGAGGCAAGATCATCCCTTGCACTAGACTTCTTTTTAAAATAGGTAATTAGTTCAGTGGTAGAATATCTGACTCCAAATCAGAAGACTTGTGTTCGATTCGCAAATTATCTGCCATTTTAGGAGATATTGTGCAAACAACAAAATTTTATACTAATTCTATAATATTATTAGATAATTATTTAGAAAATTATTCTAAATCAAAATCAAAAGTGGTAGTTTCAGAAGCAATTCAATTTTGTAAAGATACATTAGATGATTTAGAATATCAAAAATTACCTCTATTAACTTATTGTATGAAATTCAATAAAATAATTAAAAACCAAATTTCTATTATAGAAGAACCAAATAAGAATCAATTTACTAAATGTTATGTAAAAACTTTAGAAAATTGTATGAATTTAATAAAACTTTAAACTTAATTTGATATTATTATCTTAATAAAACAAATTAAAGGAGATACAATGGAAAGAAAAAAATTTTTAATGCATGTCTTAGAAGATTTACAAAAAGATGTTAAAGAACAACTTGATTATGTTCAAGATATTCCTGAAGATTATGACACTGATGATATTGAACAAGTTGTTTTAACTATGAGTGAAACATTATATAAATATCTTAAATTTTTAAAGAAAGTTTGAAAATGATAACTCTAAAAGATAAATCATATCTCGAAAATATGATTATTAAAGAACTTAATAAAGTTAAAGATTCTTCAGAAGAAGAAATAGATAGAGTAACAGATTTAATAATGAAAAAAATTCAAGAAGTTTCATTTAAATATGCTAAAGCAGAACAAGATGAAATTTTTGATTTTTGTTTTGAAATTATAAATAATATAAAATGAAAAATCAAAAATTATTTAATAAACATTTTGATGCTTTTGTTTTATTTCCTTCTAATAATTTTTATGAAGAATTATTAGCAATAGATATTAAAAAAGGAAATTTTGGTTATTATAAATTACAATTTTTTAATTCTATAAATAAAAATAATGAAAATTGTTTTTTAATTTTATTGAATAATGATAGATTAGAATTTGCTAAAATGTTTTTTGAAAATATTGGTAAAAAATATGAACAAAATTATTTTATAATGAAAAGTCCTATTTTAGATATAAGAATTTTAAATAAATTATTTAATGAATTAAAAAATAGTAAAGAGTTTGTCTATAAATATATTATAGATAAAGATGAAAGAGGTTTAATGGGTCTTAAACCTACTTCTTATCAATTTAACAAATTAAAATTAAAAATGATTGATAATATATTAAATCTTGAAGATTCTGAAGAAAAATCTGAAAAACTTCAAGGATTGATGTATTATTAAAGATAAATATTATATAATTGTTTTATAAGTATTTTTTAAGAGTATAAAAGTCACAAATTACAGATTTTGATTACATCGTAATTATCATTTGGAAATTGAAACAACTTGTTTCACACACTAGATAGATTTTTATAGGAAATTTACTATCTTTAAATAAAGAAATTCCTAAAATTAGAGAAGTTTTTCTCGCTCAAAATCGATTTTATTGTGACTTTTATTTTTCTTTAAACTTATTATGATATAATTATCTCTATTAAAGGAGATATTATGAAAATTACCTACAAAAACTACAAAATTTATTTTAATAAAAGTTCCAACATAAAAGATTTAATAATTAAAAATTTTGATATTATTAAAAATCAAAAAAATTCACATTTCATTTTAAAATCTAATAAATGTTTTTTAATAAAAATTTCTCATGATTTAAAATACATAAGAGTTTTAGCTCAATTTGAAGAAGATTATAAGATAAATTATTTAAATGATGTTTATATAAAAGAAATAAATAGATTTCTCGATATTAACATAGTTAAAATAAGTGAAAAACGAAATTTTTGTGATTTATCAACTTATAATAAGTTAACTAAATATGATAAAATCATTAAAGATTCTCTAAATAGAGAAAATTTTGAAATTGTAAAAGGAAAATAATGAAATTTTCAGATATGTTAAAAGAAAAGCCTTCTGACTGGAATTTAAAATATCCAGGATATTTTATAATAATAAATGATAATCAAAAACACGATTTAATTGATAAATTCAATGAAAGAACCAAAGAAGATTTAGAATCTATAAATTTAAAAGTTCAAAAAGCGATAGATACTTGTATGAAACATTTTGAATTTCAAAAAGCTTCTAATAGATTGGAATATTGTGTGAATTATTTACTATCTAAATTTAAATTGGTTATTTCAGTCGATAAAACATCAAAAAACATAACTTTTATTACAATTTTATCACAAAGAATGCATGCAAATGCTAATTTTATCAGAGATTTATATGAATCTAATGAATTTATAGAAATTTTAATAAATCTTTAAACTTATTTTGATATTATTATCTTAACAAAACAAATTAAAGTAGACACAATGTTAAAACAACTTTTAAATAATCTTTCTAAAGATTTAAGAAGAAGAGTTTACGAAGTTAAAGATTTAGAAAAAGAATCTTTAAAAGAGTTAAAAGAGCAATTAAAATATTTTGATGAATATTCAGATTTTTCATTTAACGCTGATTCTAATTCAATATATTTAATTTATAATTATCAAGATCCAATAGATGCAGATTATCACACAGAAGTTGTAACGTTACCTGATCTATTTGTAGAAGATTTTGAAAAATTTATGAAAAATTAAAGAATTATATTATATAATTACAACATAAAAATCTAAGATTTATATAATTTTAGATTTTAAAAGAATCCAAATCACAAAGTTCAAATACATCGTAATTTTGGAACAATTGAATTGAACTTGATTTTATTGGATTCTTTTAAAATTTTAAAGGAGAACAAATGTCCGCTCTTAATCAACCTTCAAAAACTAATACAACTACCAATTTAGCTGGTGGAACAGCATTTGAAAGAAATAATCATAAACAAGAATTAATTTCTATTATTTTAAATGCTTTAAATAATAAAGATACATATTATATGGATCAGGATTCTCAAGAAGAAAATCTTATTAGAGTATTAGATGAAGTTGGTGATCTTGAATTTATTGCAAAATTAATGGTGTTTGCAAGAAATGAAATAGGATTAAGATTAGTTTCAAAATCTTTAGCAGATTATTTAATGAAAAATGCAAAAGGTCAAGAGTTTTTATCAAAAGCCATATATAAATCATTTGTTCGTCCTGATGATATAACAGATTTAATGGCTTTGAGTAATTGTAAAAACGTTAATTCATTTAAAAGAGCAGCAAAAAAAGCTCTTGAGAAAAAATGGGATATTTATCAACTTAAAAAATATTCTGGAACTAAGTTAAAAGTTAAATTAAAAGATATAGTTAAATTAGTTCACCCTTCTTTAAAAGAATATAATAAAAATTTCGATAATTCTTTAGATGTTTTTAAAGATATAATAGAAGACAAATTACCAAATATTGAAACAGCACAAACATTAAATACTTCTAAAGTTGTTTATGATATCGATAAAATTCAAAAACTTGGATATATGGCAATGGTAAAAAATATTTGTAATATTTTGGAAAATTGTTCAGATGTTAAAGAATGTGTTGAATTTATTTGTAATAGATTATTAAATAAAACTCAAATTAAAAATTCTAAAATTTTGCCATTTAGATTTTATGATGCATTTAAATCTTTAAGTAAATTAAATATAGATGAATTTTATATAACATATATAAGAAAAACATTGGTTAAAGCAATGACATTATCTTCTGAAAATTTAAATTTAAAAGGTAAAACAGCTTTATTATTGGATGAATCCGGAAGTATGTGTGGAAGACCATTTGATTATGGTAAATCTCTTTGTGCTTCTTTAATGAATGAAAATACACTTATTTACTTGTGGGCAGATGATTGTAGATTAGTTGACAATACGGATCCATATTCTTTTATTTCTAATGTTGAATGTTATGGTGGTGGAACATATATTGAAGCTCCTCTTGAAAAATTAATTCAAAAACAAACATATGTAGATAATATTATAGTTTTTACAGATATGCAACTATATTCTGATAGTTATTATAATAAAACAATTGAAACTTATATTTCTAAATATAGAAAAATTAATCCAAACGTTAAAATAGTGTTTTGGAATTTACAACCTTATGGTGGTGCTTCACCAGTTAGATTTAATAAAAATGTTTTAGAAGTTTGCTCTTGTTCTGATTATATTGTTTCAATACTTTCAGAAATAATGCAAGATAAAGATTATTTTCTAAAACTTATAGAAAATATTGATTTAAGTGTTTATTAAAGTATTTTAAAATGTATTATTTAAAATTATGTGATGAAGGTAAGATTTTAAGACATGTTCCGTTTATTATTAGACACAAATCAGGTGACAATGTAATTCACAAAGATTTTAATTTAAATATAATAAATGAAAAATTAATGTTAAAAGATTTAATAAAATTTAATAGTAATAGAGTTTATTGGAGAGTTTGTTGGAAAAATAAAGATAATCCCGAAGTTTTTGTTACAAAAGAAAGATTAAATAGAAAAATGATTTTTGAAATTTTTGAAATAGATAAATCACTATTTGATACGGGTTTAATTGAATTTTTTAATACAAAAGATTGTGATTTTGTTAAAATTTTAATAGAATCTGGATTCATTTTAAATTAAAAGGAGATAAAAATGTTAAAGCAAATAAATGACGTTATAATTAATACAGATGGTGTTGAAGCAATTTATTTTAACGAAGTTTATGAATTATTGATTAGAACAAAAACTGGAAATGAAATGTATTTTTATCTTCCAGAAGTAACAGAAGAAGATTATTGTTTAGAAATAATAAGCAAATTAAATGAATTATTACAAGATCCAAGAGTTACTTTTATAGATTTAAATGATTTAATAAAGGATTAATGTGTATTATTTAAAATTATCTGATACTAATAAAGTTTTTGATAAATCTTTAATATTAATCACTTCTAGAGATCTAGAAACAAATGAAACACATTTTATAGATTATAATTGCACTGAAATAGATGAATCTATAACTTTTAATGACGTGATAAAATTTAATGATGATAGAGTTAAATGGTTAGTTATGTATAAAATTAAAAATGATCCAGAAATATATTTAACAAAGAAAAGATATAATAGAAAAGAAATTTTCAATTCATTTAATATAGATGAAACATTGTTTGAATTTTGCGATTTTAAATTTTATAATTTAGATAATTATGATTTTGTCACTATTTTAGAAGAGCCTGGTTTTAAAATTTTTAAAAATTTTTAAACATAACCTAAACTTATTTTGATATTATTATCTTAATAAAACAAATTAAAGGAGATTAAGATGAAAGATATTAAAATAACTAAAGGTATTTACAAAATTAAAATTAATGTTAAAGGAAATGAAGGTTATGGTTTTGATGATCCAGCTGAAGTTTTTCATCTAGATTATACTTCAGTAATTGAAGTTAAAAATGATACAATATTGACTAAAGATATTTTGTTTGATCTATTTAAAGATAAGTTCCCTAAATTTGGAGAACAAATTATTATCGTTAATTGTAAAATAGATGTTGTAACTGAACTTTACAACACTTACATGTGTTATAAAAAAGATTATGATCCTGACTTGTTAATTACAAATTATGATAAATGGGAGAAACTTTATAACTTAATAAGTGATCTAGCTATAGATATAACAGGTGAATACCTAGATATAGATGAAGAAGATATTAAAATTAAAAGTATAGGAGAATAAATGAAATTCAAAGAAGGTGATGTTGTTAGACTTATATGTGATGTAGAATGTAAACCATTTGTGATTGACCAAATATGGGAAGATAGATATTATAACAAAAATGGATTTTATATCGAAAAAGAAAGAGAAGATGATTTTGAAGTAATAGGTAATTCAAAAGAATATGATAATTTTATAACTTGTAGAAATAATCTTTATTCAATAACTCAATCAATTGAAAGTGCAGTTTATAAAATTAAAACAATATTAACTTTAGATCCATTCATTGAAGAAGACGTTAAAGAACTCAAAGAAATGTATAAATTAGCATTAAATAAAATTGATTTATTTAAAGGCAGATTAGAAAATATTAAAGAAGATTTTGAGAAATTGGAGAAATAATGGAATACTTTCAAATGGGTTTTTTTGGATGGTTAGGAGCACAATTAGGCGACTTAGTTTTAGGTTTAGTTTTAATAGTTTTAATGTTTATATTTGTAATTATAAAAGATTTTATTGACAACAGAAAGAAGAAGAAATGAAAATTTTAAAAATTTACATGAATTATCCATATATTGAAATATTAGATAAAGGTTATGATATTCAAGAAGTTAGAGAATATCCAGATGAAACCGATCCAGATAATTGGATAGAATTTTATTCTATTCCTGAATTTGATATTTATGGTGAAAATGATATTTATGAAGTTTTTGGTAAAATAACTGAAAAATTAAATTATGATGATTTTAATATAATATGGTTAGAATAGATTTAAGTATTTTAATATTAACTCATAATAGACCAGAACTTTTCAAAAGAGCTCTAAATTCAGTTCTTGAACTAAATTTAGAAAATGTTGAAATATTGGTAAATAATGATTCTGACGATATTTCTGAAAGTTTAAATTATACTTTATATAAAGTAAAATCAGAAAATTTAAGTGAAATATATTTCAATTTATTTAAAAACGCAAAAGGAAAATATATCTATTTCTTAGAAGACGATGATTATTTATTAGAAGGATTTAAAGATTTTTATAATGAAGTATTGGAAAAAGATTATGATTTCGGAATAGCAAAATATTTAAAACATAATTTAAAACCAACGAAATTTAATAAAGAAGATTTTCAATTATCTCAAGTTATTTTTAAAAAATCTAAAATTACTAAATTCCCATTTGATAATGATATAGAAAATGATTATAAATTATATATAAATAATAAAAATGATAATACTTTAATTTCAAATAAAGTAATTTTTAAACAAACTACTGACGGAAAAGATAATATATCTTTTAAATGTTTTAATAAGGATAAAAGATTTACATGAAACCAATTTTAAAATATCCTGGCGGAAAATCAAACGAATTAAATGTAATACTTCAAGAAATTCCAGATTTTGGTGGAAATTACATAGAACCATTTGTTGGTGGCGGAGCATTATTTTTTAATTTAAATAAAAAATCAATAATAAATGATGTTAATTCAAATTTAATTAAATTTTATAGAGAATTAAATAGAGATATAAAAGATAAAATTGATTTGTTAGTTGATTTATTTAATAATAATTCAGAAGAAGAAAATAAAAAATTATATTATAAAATAAGAAATTATTATAATGCAAAAGATTATTCTGAATTTTCTTTTTGTGAAATTTATTATTTTATTAATAAAACAGTATTTTCAGGATTAATTAGAACAAATAAAAAAGGTGAATTTAATGCATCATTTGGATATTATAAAAAAATATCAAATTCTATAACTGATGAACATCTAAAATTACTATCTAATACAGAAATTTATAATAAAGATTTTTCTGAAATTTTTAAATTATCTAAAGAAGATGATTTTATATTTTTAGATCCACCATATGATTCTACTTATACAAATTATGGAAATGGCGATGACTCTTTTAGTAGAGAAAAACATTTAGAATTATTTGAATGTTTTAAAAACACAAAAGCTAAAGCATTGATGATAATAAATTCAACTAATTTTATAGAAGATCTCTATAAAGATTACATAATTAATAAATATAATAAAAAGTATTTGTTTAATATTAAAGAAAGTAAAAATAAAAACAATCATTTAATAATTAGGAATTATTAGTGAGAATAATTCCAAATAAACCTTTAATTGATTTTAAAGAAGATTTAGAATTTATTAAAGAATACGATTATGAACATTTAAAAGAAAGATTATATATTCATTGGGATTTATTAACGAAATGTAATTTCAATTGTTCATATTGTTATGCAAAAAGACAATATAAAGAAAATTGGAATAAATCTGTAACATTTAATAAACAAAAATTTATAATTGAATGTATTTCAAAATCAGAATTACCAATATTTTTAGGATTATTAGGTGGAGAACCAACTTTAGATCCTAATTTTTTAGTATTATATGAATTAATTCAACATCAAATAATGCCTAAATCACCCGAAAATAGATTATATATTACAACAAATGGCTCTACCAATGTTTTTAAAGATTTAAAATATTATAAAAATACATATGTTTTGTGGTCTTGTCATTTTGAATTTAAAGAAAAATATGGAAATAATTTTGAAAAATTTTTAAATAATATTAAAATTTGTATAGATAAAGGATTTAAAAATAGAGTTAATTTTTTATTAAATCCAGAAAAGAAATACTGGGATGATACTTTATACATATTTAATGAATTAAAAAAATTAAATATTGAAATACACCCTCATTTTTTGTTTAATGATGATAAATTATTTGATTATTCACCAGATTTTTTTAAATATTTTAAAGATTTAAATGAAATTAATGGTAATTTTATCTTTGAAACTAAAGATGAATATGTAAAATTAAATGATTATACTATTTTTAAAAATAAATTAAACAGATTTAAAGGTTGGAAATGTTACAATAATAATTATGAAATTTCATATGATGGAAAAGTTAAAAATATGTGCAATTATTTTCAAAAGGATTTATTAAAAGATCCATTGTTTTTTAAAAAAATTACTAAAATAGAACCAATTATGTGTGACTATAATGAATGTAATTGTGATACATTATTAAGGATTTACAAAGAAAAATGATGGTAGATTGGGAATGCATTTTAGAATGTAATTATTTGTGCAAATATTGCACAAATGGCAGAAATTCTATACTAAAAAAACCAATAAGATGTGTAACAGATGAAAAAAGATTAGAAGAATTTATAATATCTTTAAAAAAATATAATACTGAAATTTTTGTATTTGGCGGAGAACCATTTTTACATCCTAAAATAGAATTCATTATAAACACTTTTAATAAATATAATATATCTTTTGTTATACAAACAAATTTTTCGCAATTTAAAAAAATGAAAGAATTAGAAAAATTATCATGGATTTGTCAAGTTTCAATTCATAGATTAATGATAAAAGATTTTGAAGAATTAAAATTAAATTTAAAATATTTAGAAAATAAAATAAGAAGAATAGATATAATGTATGATTCTTTAGAATGTATTAAAATATATAATTATTTAAAAGATTTTAAGAATGTATATATTGCACCAGTTGCAGATTTTAAAACACCAAAAAGAGATTTTTTGCCTATTTTAAAGGAATTTAATTTAAATAAAAAATTATTTAAAAACATTAACTTTGAACCAGGAAATAGATCGTTTGTTTGGGAAGATCAATTTGTAAAAGGTTCTCCTTTTAAAGGAAAAAAATGTTTTTATTTGAATAGATATTTACTTTTTGACCCAGAATTTAAATCTTATAATTGTTCTCATAGATTAAATTGTGAAATTTGTCCTAATGATGCTTGTTTTTTAATGGAATGGTGAAATGGAAATAAATTTTAAAATTAATAATAAATGTAATTTAGATTGTGAATATTGTTTATGGAAACAATATAAAAACTATAACTATATTGATTGCATTAATACTTTAAAATTAATAAAAAAATTATTAAAAGAAGTAAATGATCAAAAAAATATTTTTTATATTCATGGAGGAGAATCAACTTTTCACCCTAAATTTGAAGAAATTTTTAAAGATTTAAAATTTGATAATACATTTATTGAATTGCAAACAAATTTAACAACCAAAAATGTTGACTTTTTAATAAATACTTTTGATAATATTTCAGTTTCATTACATTATAAAGAATTAAAAAAGAGAAATTTATTAGATTTATATTTAGAAAATTTAGAAAAAGTTTCAAAATCTGGAAAATTGCATAATTTTGATATTATGTTAGAAAATTTAGGAAAAGATCAAAAAATATATTTAGATTTTATAAAAAATAATATTTTAAAATATTCAGAAATTGCAAAATATTCTGAGATGATATATTCTTATTGGGATAATGATAATATCATGAATAATTCAGAAGTTTTTAATTTAAACAAAGAATTTTATGAAAAATATAATAAAACAGAAAAAATAAATCAAAAAAGATCAACCAATGAAAATTGGTTTAGTAATCAAGTTAAAGGTTTATATTGTTTAGCTGGATGTAAAAAATTTCATATTTTTGGAAATGGAAATGTTTATAAATGTGCATCTCATGAAACTCAAGCAATAAAAGAATTTAATAAAGTTAAAGAAGATGGAATTTCAGAACCTTTAGGAAATATTTTAACAAATTATAATGAAATTTTTAAATTAACTAAAGAATATAAAAAATGCGAATTTAATTATTGTGGTGGTGATTTTGATACTCCAAAATCTAATTCAATTGAAAAATTAAAAATATTGGAAAAATTTAATGATTATTAATTTACCTGGTGCTTTTAAATATTTTGATGAAATAAAAAAATTATATATTAATAATTTTAATTTATTTAGAAACAATACGATTCAAGTTTATGACGGGATTAATTCTAAATGGTCTGGTGGTAGAGTAAATGTATATTCATCTGAATTTGATATAAAAAAATTAGAATTTTATAATAATAAAAACATAGGAGTTTATTTAACATTTTCTAATTTTGAAATAAATGTCAATTTAGAAGAAGAAAACAAAATATTGTCTATACTTAATAAAAATCCATTAAATGGAGTAATTATATCTAGTGAAGATTTTAGAATATATCTAAGAAAAAATTATCATAATTTAAAATTATTAAAATCTATTACTTCATTTGATTCTTTAAATTTAGATTTGTATAATTTTAAAGAATTAGAAAAATTGTATGACTTTATTTGTCCTAGATTTGAATGGGTGTTTAATGCTGAATTTCATAATCGCATCAATCCTTCTAAATATGAAATAATGATGAATGATACTTGTTTAGAACACTGTAAATTATGGCATAAACATTTTGAAGCAATTTCAAAATGGAATAGAGATCATTTAGGAGATCCAAACAAAATTCAAGAGTGTTGGATAGATTTTGATTTTGAAACAAAGCACGGTTGTTTTAATGGTATGGATTTAGAAAAGAAAGAAGTTAAAAAATGTAAAGAAATAGGTTATTTGTGTTTTAAAATATCAGGTAGAGAATTTAATAAAGATTCTTATATTGAAAAAATACAATTTTCTTTGGATCAATTAAAATGTTAAAATTTAATTCTATAGAATATAATAAAACAGATTTTGATATTTATGATTCTTCTAAAAAATTAATAATAAATTGGTACCCTATGTTAGTTTGTAATTATAGATGTCCTTATTGTTTTATGTCTGATAAATTATTAAAAACAAAACCATATGAAGTAGATTTAAATATATTAGATGAATTTAAAGATTTTAAATTACCAATTAATTTTGGAATAGCTGGTGGAGAATTAACTTTAATTAAAAATTTTAAAGAATTATATAAAAAATGTTCTGATTTAAAATCTGAAAAATTAAATTTTAGATTTATTTCAAATGGATCATTTTGTAATAATTCATTAGAAATAGCAAATTCAGGAAATATTGAATGGTTGCTAACATTTCATCCTCATTCAGCTAATATAAATAAATTTATAGATAATATTAAAAAATTAAAAGATCAATTTACAATAAGAGTAATGTTGATACCTGAATCTAGATTTATTAAATATTATGATTTTTTTAAAGATTTTGAAAATGCAGAAAATGTTCAATTTGAATTATTATTTGATTCTTATAATAATTTTGATAATAAATTTTTAAAATATTTAGAAAATGGTTTAAAAATAAAATACAAAATAGGCAATAAAGATTATACAAGAGAAGAATTAATAAAAAATAAATTAAATAATTTTAAAATGTGTAAGTGTTATATAAATCAATTCCAATTTTTTAATAAAGATAAAATAGTAAAATCTTGTTCAAATAAAATTTATACTTTAGATGAATTAAAAGAATGGGATTTAGTAAAACCAGAAATATGCAAATTAAACAAATGTTCAATAGGAAGTCATCTTGAATTCTCTAAGATATTATTTAGATCAATTTAATATTAAAACTCCAAATACTTTTAAAGAATTTTTAGAAGTAAATAAAGATAAAAATTTTAAATATTGTAATACAAATTCTGTAAATAGAAAAAATAAAATCATATATAAAAATTTAATTTTTAAAAAAATAAGAAATTTCAAAGAAGAAATAATAAAATATTATAAAGAAGTTTTGATGTTTGATGATTATTTTATACGGTTTAAAACAGAAGGAACTGTTACACATAATTTTGTTAAAGTTTTAAAAGAAGCAAAAGAGATTTTTAATTTAAAATATATTGCACCAAATAATGATATTTCTAATACTAGAAATATGATAAATGATATCATAATAGATGAAGAGTCAATTTACATTTTGTGCGGTTATAATAAATGGAAATTAGAATCGGAAAATAAAAAATGAAATTAAATAATATAGAAGTTAAAAGTATTACACAATCAGAATTAGACTCTAGATCTTTTTTAGATATCATGTTTTTTCCTGTGATGTTTTGCAATCAAAAATGTTCTTATTGTTTTGTTAAAAATTATGAAAAACCAAATTCATTAGATCCAAAAATCATTGATAATTTTAAATCATTTAGTATGGATTTAACATTAAATCTTGGTGGCGGTGAACCAATGTTAATTAAAAATTTTAATGATGTTTATAAAAAATTAACAGAGTTAAAATCAGCAAGAATTTTTACAAATGGTTCATTACCTTTAGAAAAATGGAAAGAATTAAAAGCCAGTGATGTTGAATTCTTAATTTCATTTCATCCTGAATTTGCAAAATTAGATCATTTCATAAAACTTCAAGATTTTTTAGAATCTAATAATTTTAAATATGACTTTCAAGGATTATATTCTTCTGATAAGTATTATGATTTAATGAAAGATTTTAGAGATATTTTTAAAGGATTTAACTTTGTTTTTCCAGATGGTGTTAATAAATCTCAAATACAAAAAGGACTCCATTTAATAAAAGAAAATGATACAGAATATATTTTGGATAATAAATTAGTAAAAGAAGGTTATTTGTATAATAACTTTGATTTTAATTTTAAATTCTGTAAATGCTATATAAATATGTTCTTTTATGATTATAGAACAAATACATTTTCGCGTGTTTGTGATAATAAAATGTTTGCTTTAGAAGAACTTCAATCTTGGACAGAAATAAAACCTAAAGTTTGTGTTAAAAACGAATGTAAAATGAATTGTTATCAGAGATTTTATAAATGCAAATGTTTTTAATTTTTAACCTCTTTTTATAGAACATCAAATAAAATTTATACCTCTTTTTGTAGTTTTTCTTTAAAATAATATATTAAAGAAATTCTGTTTACAGAAAAAATTTATACCTCTTTTTGTAAAAAAATCCATAACATAAAGTGATTTTCTAAAATGAATTCCTTATATAGAATATAAGATTATAAAACGGATTTTTTTTTTTAGAATAAGATTTATAAAAGATATTTTGCTAGCCAAAAAAAAAAAAATTTTTAACCTCTTTTTGTAGATTTATGCCTAGCATAATAAGCAAAGAATCTACAAAAAGAGGTATAAAAAATTTAGTGATATAAAAATTATTTAGAACCTAAAAATTTATTTAATCTATCATCATCAACATAATCAACCATTTCAAAATAAGCAAATGTAAATGTTAAATCTGTTATATTCTCAACATCTGTAGAATTTGAACCTAACATAATAGAACCTAAATTTTGTAATTGACAACCATAAAATTCAAATGCAATCATTGGTTTTCCTACATTATCTGTCACTTCTACACCAACATTAAAATCATTATTAATAGGATTTTGTGTGCCATCTGTTCCATTAATTTGTTTTAAGAAAAAATTAACTAAAGATTTATATAATCTAAATTTTTCATCAACAATTAAACCAATTGTTATAGGATCATATTCTATACCATCACCAAGAATAGGAAATTTTCTACCTGAACCAGTATAAATTTCTGGTGGATTATGATTTATTCCTGGTAAAGAAAATGTTTGTGCATATACATATTCTTTACCTAAAAAAGGTAAAAAAACTTTATAATTACTAGATTGAGAGTAATTGTTTGTGTTAAAATTAGTCATTTTTATCCTGATTTAATGTCATTTCTACATTTGTATCTACATATTCTGAAACTTCTGTATTTGCTGGCTCAGCAGAAGTAGAAATTTCGCCTGGTTCATATCTAAATAAGGATAAATTTCGTCTTCTAATATCTTTTAATGTTTCATCAAATTCTTTATCTTTTTCTTCTTTACCAAAAAGCATATCTGTTAAATCAAAACTCATATTGAGACTCCAAAAATTCTAATGTTAATGGTTTTTCTAAAGAATATAAAAGCCAAAAATTTACTGCTAATTCATATAATCCACAATTCATAATATCTTGAGGAAATTTGTTTTCTCTTTTTAACTGAGATAAGAAATTCCATCCATTCCATTTAGGATATTTTGACTTTTTTATTCCTAGTAAAACTTCTTCTCTTGATCTAGATTTATAAAGAGGAATTTGTATTAACAATTTATAAATCTTATCTACATTTGGTAATTTTAAATCTTTCAAAATCACACCTTTTTAAGATATTTATCTTTTTTTTCATACCTCTTTTTGTAGATTTATGCCTAGCATAATAGGTAAAAATCTATAAAAACAGGTTAAAAAGTCTTATATTATATAGAAAATTAATTTTTTCTCATTAAATTATTATATAAAGACTTTTGGTAGCAAAAAATTTTATACCTCTTTTTGTAGAAATTTTATAGATTAAATCTTATAAAAAAAATACCTCTTTTTGTAGAATTTTTGCTTAGCAAAATAATTTAAAAAATTGGTGATATTAAAGATTTAAGTGTTATAATAAAATTAAAAAAGGATAAAAAATGATAGAGCCATTGGATGGAATTGTATTAGTTAAAATACAAAATGAAGATTTTAAAACATCAGATTCAGGAATTATTCTAAAAAGAAATAATGGTGCTGTTTCAGATAGAAATACAACAGGAATTGTAGAAGCTGTATCTAAAAATTCAAAATTAAAACCAGGATATAAGGTATATTTTGACAAAACATCAGGTATAGATTATTCAGAAAATGATCAAGATTATCTATTTCTTAAAGAGTCTTCATTATTAGGTTATTCTATATAGATTTTTATGTTAATATAAAAATAAAAAAGGAGAAAATTGATGGATTTTAATAAAGAACATTACAATTTCATTTCATCTGAAATAGATGAAAATATATTGACTCCAATAGTTAATTCAACTGTAGAATCAATTTATAATTCACCACAAGCGAGATATAATAGATCTAAAAAAGAAATAAAAGATGCTGTTATAACTGGTTTAAGAGCTGAAGCTTTTTTAATACAATATAAAAATGGCAAAAAAGCAACAGATACATATTCAGATGTAATAATTGAAAATTATATAATAGAATGTAAAGTTTCAAATTATTGGTCATTAGATAAATGTTATGAAACAATTAAAAAATGTTTAAAATATTCAACCCCAGATTATTTTATATTTTGGACAATAAAAGATAATGTTTATACTTGTTATGATATTGTTAAAAGACCCTAATATGAAAAAATTTAAACAAATTAATCCTAATTTTTACTTTAAATCAGATGAAGAATTAGAAAATTTTAGACAAGATAATTATAAATTCTTTGAAATTTTAAAATTTATAACAGATTTTCAAGATAATTTTGATATTAAAAAAATAGATTTAGAACAATTAAGAGATTATAAAGAATTTATAAGATTTTATATAGAAAAATATATGAAATATGAAGATGAATTAGAAAGAAAAGATACCCCTTATGTAGATCATTTATTACATGTAGATCATTATTTGGATATGTTAACAATAGATAATGATTTAATGGAAATGGATGATTTGGTTATTCTTAGACAGTTAACAACAGATATAATAGATTCTGATATTTTTTTATTTTCTTTTATAGAAATGTTTTTAGATATGATTATTAAATTTAAAATAATAAGTTATGAATTTAATTTAGATAATTTTAAAGATATAATGACATTAAGAATACCAGATTCAGAATGTATTACAGAAATTAAGGAAGAATTGGAGAACTGTAAATGATTATAAACATTGATGATACTCAAAAATTAAAAAGAGTTATTATTGAATTTTCTGACACAGAAGAAGAAATAGATCTTAAAACTGTTACAAAAAGTAACACATCTAAACCTAAAAAATCTGAAACTGTTACAGAAAGTAACACTTCTAAAGAAAAACCAATAAATTTTGATGAATTTTTGGATTCTAAAACTGATAATGAACTTCAAGAAGTAATAGAAAAACCTAAAATTCCAGAAGTTAAAGATAGAAAACCAAAAGTTTCTAATAATATGCAAAATTTAGTTTTATAAGGATAAAAAATGAATGGAACTTATGTGGCTGCATGGCTAGATGATTATACATCTAATATAATATATAAAGAATTTCAAAAATTTCCAAAAAATGAATTTAAATATCATATAACAATTATGTATGATGTCAATACTCCTTGTGAAAAAATTTTAACATTTAAATTGCTTTCTTCAGCAACTTTTGTTTTTAGAGATTTAAAAGTAATATCAGGATCAGATAATAAAAAATATTTAATTTCAGAAGTAGATTCTACATTTATAGATAATCAATATAAAGATTTAATTAAATTAGGTTATAAACATTCTTATAAAGAATTAATGAAACATATTACAATAGCTGAAGTTTCAGATGATTTTAAATTAGATTTTAAAAATCCTTTATATGGATTAGTTTTAAATTTAGATTATATAAGATTAGAACCTTTAATTATTAAGTAAGTTATGATATTATTAAAACAATTCTAGTTAACCTAGAATGTAAAAAATTTAAAGGATTTATATGTTAATTTTAGGTTGTGATATTGGTTACGGTGATACAAAAGTTGTAGCTGGTTCAGAAACAGGAGAAATTTCGAAGAAATTCAAATTTCCAAGTATGATTGGAATGACGAAAAAACTCGAAAATGTTGAAAATGACCGTATTAAAGAATATGACGGTAATTTTTATATGATAGGGGACGATGCAAAACATCTTCCATCTGAAAATATTATAGATTTAACTGATTATAAAAATCTAGAATATTTTGGTCCACTTTTACTTCAATTTGCTATTGATAAAGTAAATTTAGGACAACCAGATGTAATTGTAACTGGTTTAAGTATTGCACAAATAGATAATTCAGGATATTTTCAAGAAAAATTGTCTAATTATACTATTAATGGTGAAGAATTTGTTAATCCAAAAGTAATTGTTCTTGCTCAGGGTTCAGGAGCTAAAGTTATGAATGATATTTACGGTGTTAATTTTCCAGTAAAACAAGAAGAATTCTTAGGTGATAAGAATTTTGTAATAGCAGATATTGGTTTTAATACTTCAGATTTTGTTCTTGTTAATAATGGCAAAACAGATCCAAACCTTTTCAGAGCTGAAGAAAAATCTGGAATCATGAAAATAGCTGCTAAAATTGCAAAACTTATACATGAAAGACACAATAGAAGTCTATCTTTAATGGAAGCTAAACAGGTTTTAAACGAAAAAGTATATCGTTTAAGAGGACAAAGATATGATTATTCGGCTGAAATATCTGAATTTAAAAAAGAATATCTTAAAGATTTAATTAGATTTATTGAAAATTCATTTCCATCTATTATAGATAAATTGGATTTTATTTTATTGGTTGGTGGTGGTTCTACATTATTTTCCGGAGATTCAGCAGATAAATTTATCAGAATACCTAAAACAGAAAACGAATTTTATAATGCTATAGGTGATTATCTATTTGGTGTTCAAAGGATTTAAAATGACAATTTTAGATATTGAAAATTCCCAAGTAAAAGAAAATTTGTCTAAAGTTAATAATGAATTTAAAAAAGATGTTGAAAATTTAAAAAGTTTTCAACAAGAACTTAAAGATGAAATTAATAAAATAACTAAAGATGATAAAAAGGAGATCAAATGCAACTCTTAAAAGATAGAATTAAATCTATTGGAGATTTTATGGATAATACAAAAGATGAAATAAATCTTTTTGATGTAAAATTCTCTAATGTTAAAAATCACGAAGATGTTTTAATGTTTCAAACTGATTTTTTAAATTTTATTAAAGAATTAAAGTCAGATTTTCTAAAAGTATTAAAAGGAGAATAAAATGAAAAATCTTGTTAAAACTTTAAAAGAATTAAATCCAATTTCTGATAAAGTATTATTGAAATATCCTAAAACTGTTATTGTATCAGAAGCTAATGATATGATGGCATTAATAGATTGTGAAAAATTAGAATGTCAAGAATTTGAAGACACTGGAATTTATGAATTATCAAAATTTAATGCATTATTAGATATGTTTGATGATTTTGATATTTTAAGAAAAGATAATACTTTAGAAATAAATTCAAGATTAAATTCAGCAATTTTTACATTAGCAGATATTGCTTTGCTTGTTCCATTTGATAAAAATCCAGCAATTTTTGATAACATTAAAAATCAAACTTTAGTATCTGAATTTAAATTAGAAAAAGAACAAGTCCAAAAAATTAAAAAGGCATCTTCAATTTTTGGTAATTTAGAAGCATTAACATTTAAGTCAATAGATGGAAATGTGGATGTATTTTTAAACCAAAAAAATAGATTCCAATCTTCAAATAATACTTTCAAAATATCATTTCCAATGGTATCTGAAAAGAATTTTGAAATATCTATAGGAACAGAAAATTTTGTTAAATTACCAATGAAAGATTATGCAGTTAAGGTTTATTATAATCAAGACAAAGATGCATATAGGATAATTTTTATTACAGATAATTTTGAATGTGTTATAGCTAATTTAAATTAAAGATTTAATTGATATAATTAAAACAAATTAAAGGAGATAATATGAAATGAAGATAAATAATTCACAATTATTGTGATTGAATCGTCAGAAAAAGTGTTTTAACTATGTAAAAAAGTTTTCAAAAGTGTAAAAAAGTTTTAAAAAATTAAAAGGATTCAACAATGGATATTAGTAACGTTTCATTTGATTTTAATTCAATGACTCAAGGACAAGATGTTTTTTCAACAAAAACAGAATATGCAACAGATACAAGATTTTATAATCTAGAAAAAGACCCAAAAACAGGAGAAGGTCAAGTTCTTGTAAGATTTTTGCCAGATGGTGAATTAAAAGAAACTGGTGGAATGGGAACAATTCAAAAAATGTTTAGAATTAATGTTCAAGATAGAGCATCTAAACAATTTGTATCTGAATGGTCTCCTTCTACAATTGGTTTAAAAGATCCATTCCAAGAAAGATTTTCAGAATTATGGAAAGAAGGCAAACAAGATCAGGCTAAGAAATTAGGCAGAGCTATAAGATTTATTACAAATATTAAAGTAATAAATGATCCAAAACATCCTGAAAATAATGGCAAAATTTTCTTATTTGATATGTCTCAAACACTAGCTGAGAAAATTCAAAAAATTCAAATGCCATCTGAAGCAGATAGAGCTCTTGGAATTCAACCAAAGGATCTATTTAACCCTTTAAACGGATATAATTATATTATTAGATCTATTAAAGGTTCAAATGGAATTATTAACTATGATTCTTCAATGGTTGCTGAACAACCAACTTCTATTTATAATTCTAAAGAAGAAGCTGTAAAAGATATTACAGAAAATTGTTATAAACTTTCTGAATTTACGAGGCCAGAATTTTATAAATCTTATGAAGAATTAAAAGAGAAATTGGATTGGATTGAAGGTATTATTAATGGAACATCTGCTTCACAGACAACACAAGCACAAGTTCAAACAGCTCAAGTTCAACCTCAACTAATGACAGATAATACATCTAGTGTTCAGGTTCAAACAGCTCCTATGGCTCAAGCTCAAGTAAATGCAGCACCTTCTGCACCACAATTTACACAAGTTCAACCACAAACACAAGCTCAAGGATTTAATGTTCCAAATCCTGGTGATGAACTAGATGAAATGATTGCTAACCTTAGCAAATAATTTTATAGGGGGATTTTAATCCCCTTTCAAGGATTTTAAATGATATTATATGATTTTTCTTCTGCTTTACATAGATCTGTTTTTACTGCTTCTAAAATAAGAAATCCGCATAAAAAAGATGGTAAATTTATAACTTCTGAATTTATTGATTTAGCTATAGGTAGAGTTTTAGATGAAATTTTATATGAATATAATAAGTATAATAAAGAATATGGAGATTTTGTTATTTGTATAGACGATCATTCTAAACAATATTGGAGAAAAGATATATTTCCAGATTATAAAGGTCAAAGATCTAAAATAAAAGAAGAATCAGAAATAGATTGGAATGAAGTATATAAACATTTAAATTTCTTTAAAGAAGTTCTAGAAAAATATTCACAATTTAAAGTTATAGGTTCACCAGGAGCAGAAGCAGATGATATTATTTGCTTATTAACGAGAAAATATGCACCTCATGAAAAAGTGTTAATTCTAAGCCCAGATAAAGACTTTAAACAACTTCATAAATTTGGAGATATTAAACAATGGAGTGCTTTAACTAACAAATGGATTTTAGATGATGAAAGAGAAATGGAGTTTTATCATCCTTTATTAGGTGATGCTTGTGATAATGTTCCAAGAGTAGTAGATTTTTCTGTATTTTCAGAAGATTTTAAAAAATTTCTAAAATTTTATAAATTAAATTATAATGAATTAGAATTTTATAAATTAGATTATAAAACAAAATCTAAAATTATAGAAGATTTTGAAAAAGATTTTCCTGATTCTAATATATATGATAAACCTAGATTTGGTAAATCTACTGTAGATAAACTGATTAAAAAATTTGGTTCATTAGATAAATTTCTAGATTCTAATCCAATTTATAGAATGAATTATGAATTAAATAAAAGATTAGTTCTTGATTCTGAAATTCCTATGAAAATAGAAACAGATATATTAAGACAATATATAAATTCTAAAAATGAATTAAATTTTGAAAAAATAGATAAATTCTTAAATTATTATCAGCTTTATGATTTAATAATAGAATTTAAAAATATTATGAGAAATAATTCAGAAGTTGTTAAATTAACAGTTGATAATTGTGGATGGTGAAAACACTATATTTTTTATATATTGATTAAAATTATTTTACTATTAAAATATTAAAAAATATTAGTGTTGGTGAAAACGCTATATTTTCAAGAGATTCTTTAAGAATCTCTTAAATTTTTAAATCTTTTGTATAAATTTCTTTTTCTAAAGAATCAAATATAAAATTTAAAACATACTTACATTTGTTAAAATCATATTCATTTGCTTGATAAAGCTTTGATCTAAATATTTCAAATTCTTTACCATTTTCTAATACTAAAAAAATTTCAAAATAGACATATTTTTTAAAAAATTTTGTCACTAACTTTTCTTTTTTAAAAATAGCTACAATAAGATCTTTTCTTATATAATTATGATTAACTCTAATAAAATTATCTGATAAATTAGTTTTCAATTTTCTATCCATTTTTGTATTATTTATCTAATTCACTAACTTTTCATACCTCTTTTTATAGATTTATAACTTTTCTGCTCCAGAAAATCTATAAATTTCTATAAAAAGAGGTATGAAAAAATTTAATTCATAGCGTATAGAATTTTTTAAAGCTGAGAATCTACAAAAAGAGGTTAATAAAAATAAAAAGATAAATAGGTTAAAAAGAGTTGATTATGAATTTTTTACTAAACAAATATTTTATTACAGCAATAGTTTGCATATTAATAATTTTAGGTGTTTATATAGAATATAAATCTTTAAAAAGTGAAATAAATTCATTAAATACAGATTTAGAAACATATAAATCAAAAAATGCTGAATTAAATTCGTCTTTAGAAAACTTTATTAAAAAGGATGAATTAGTTTCTAAAACGATTAAACAACAAAATGATGATTTAAACCTATTAAAGAAAAAACCTAAAGTTATATATAAAACAAAGTTTATTCCACAAAAATGTGAAATAAATATAGAAATTCCAGATTCTAATTCTACAGGAATTCCAAAATATTTAGGTAAAATAGGATTTTAATTATGAAATATTTTTTATTATTTTTAACATTATTTTTTATAGGTTGTTCAGAGAAAGTTCAATATATTAAACCACAATTTCCAGAACCTTTAGAAAAGCCTGTTGCTCAGGATTATACTTTAAAAATTATGGAAATAGATGGTCAAAAGTATTATGTATTAGATGAAGAAGATGCATTAAAAGCTTCTGAAAACTGGATTAAATATAAAAATTGGGCTGAAGCAAATTATAAATTATTAAAAATGTTAAATCACTAATTTTTGTAAAAAATTTAACCTCTTTTTGTAGATTTTCTGAAGCAGAAAGATTGTAAAAACTACAAAAAGAGGTAGCATTAAAAATTATAAGATAATAATTTTTTTACTATATAATTAAAAAAGATAAATAAATTAAAAAGAGTTTGATTATGATAATGACTTTAAATAGATTTGAAAAAGGTAATAATTCAACAATAGGAAAATTAAAATTTGAAAATTTTGAATGTTATACATTAGAAAATTTAAAAGAAGGTTCAGAATCAGGAAAAGATTTAAGAATTCCAGCTGGTGATTATAAATTATATTGGAGAATTTCACCATCAAAAGGTAAAAAAATTCATGTATATAATGAAAAAGTTCCTAAAGAAAGATACATTATGATACATTCAGGAAACACAGAAGATCATACATTAGGTTGTATTTTATTAGGTTATACAAAAGCTAAAGATTTTGTTGGTAATTCTAAACAAGCAGTTCAAGATTTCGAAAATTTAATGTCAAAATATAATCTAGATGACATACAATTAAAAATTATAGATAATCCAGGAGTATAAAATGTTTGAAATAATATTATTTTTATTTTTATGTTATTTTACGTATATGATATTTTTTACACAAAGAACAGAAAAAGTTCTAGATGATGTGAATAAAAATGTGATAGATTTATCTAATGAATTTAAAGATATTCTATCAGAATTAAAAGGATTAAAGTGATAGAAAAAATAAAAATGTTATTTTTCAAAGATAATTTTATTAAAAATTTACCTCATTTTTTCATGATTTTTATATTATTTGGAATGGTTTATTACCAAGTAATGGTTTCTTCATATTTAAGAGCAACATCTAACGAATTAGAATACAAAACTTCTCTTTTAAAAGAACAAATTTATACTATTAAAAATTTAGAAGAACAATTAATAGCTGTAACAATAAATTATAATGATCAAGTTAAAAGATATTTAGATTTAGCTAAAAAATATAATGTTAAAGTCCAAAATGTTCAACCAATTTATTTTACTAATAGAGAAGAAGTATCAAATATTTTAAATAAGACTAAAAAGGAGTTATACATTGAAGACGATGATAATTTCACTACTATTGCTAATGATCTTAATAGGATGTGGGACGACTTTGAGTCACAGGGAAGAAATTCAAAAAGTGTATCTTCAAAATGACGAAGCATTAAAAGATTATGATTATACTGATTTAGATAAATATTATGTTAAAAAATTACATAAGCCTAAATTAGATAATAAGCGAGACATTTTGAAGTCTTATAAAAATATTATGTATTCTTATAGAGATTGTCGAAAACAAAATGAAGAATTAAAATCCATAATTCATAAAAAAGATGAAATGGTAAAGAAATTTAAAAGTAAAAAAGATTAAAAGGATTTATATATGGCAGATACAGTCAATATACCAGTAGTAGATGCGCTTGGACCAACAGTAGAAGCTGCAAAAAATTTCCAAGCATTAGATATTACTGGAGTTTTGTTTATTGTATTGTTTGTATTAGCTGCTGTAATTTTATATAAATTCAAAAATGATAAAAAAATAGAAGAATTAGCAAATTCTATACGAGAAGTTACATCTGTCTCAAAAGAGACAATGACTATGCTTCAAAATCTTCATCAAACACAAAATAATAATGTATTAGATAGAGTTAGACAAATAGAAATAAATCTTGAAAAAATAGAAGATCATTGTAGAAGAATGGAACTAACTTTAGCTAAATCTAATATTTTATTAGATTCTAAATAACACTATATTTTTATAACACTAAATATTTTTTATACATATTTTTATAAAAAATTCTACAAAAAGAGGTTATAAAAATTTATTTGCTAGCAAAAAATTCTTTTAATATATTCTTATATAAGAAAAAAATCATACCTATTTTTATAAAAAATTCTACAAAAAGAAGTTATATTTTTTTCTAAAATAAAATTCTATATAATAAAATTATTTAGTGTTATAAGAAAAAATTTCATACCTCTTTTTGTAGAAATTTTGCTTCAAAAAATCTACAAAAAGAGGTTATAAAAATTTTAAATAATGGTGTATAAAAATTAATATACTCAAATAAAAAATTTTACTGTTTGCTCATTAAAGCCTAGTTTGTTATAATAAATATTTAACTAACATACAAAGAAAGGACAGCCATGAAAGTAATAAAAAGAAATGGCCAAGAAGTAAGCTATGATATTAATAAAATCAAAAATGCAATATCTAAAGCAAATCTCCAAACTAAAGAATTATCAGATGAAAAAATAGATAAAATCGTCGAAGATATAGATAAAAAAATTCAAAAGTCTAAATTTAATTTAAGTGTTGAAGATATACAAGATATTGTAGAAAAAGATCTAATAAAATATAATGCTTATGAAACTTCTAAAGAATATATTACATTTAGATATAAAAGATCACTAACAAGAAATAATTTAGATGGTCAGATATTATCTTTAATAGAATATGAAAATGAAGAAGTTAAACAAGAAAATTCTAATAAAAACCCTAGAATTTTAAGTGTCCAAAGAGATTATATGGCAGGAGTAATTTCTAAAGATATTTCAGAAAGAATTTTATTACCTAAAGAGATAGTTCAAGCTCATAAAGAAGGTATAATTCATTTTCATGATATGGATTATTTCGCCAACCACATGGGAAATTGTTGTCTAGTGAACCTTGAAGATATGCTTCAAAATGGAACAGTTATTTCAGGAGTAGGAATTGATAAACCAAAATCATTTAGAACAGCTTGCACAATAGCATCACAAATAGTTGCACAAGTTGCATCATCTCAATATGGTGGTCAAACAATATCTTTATCTCATTTAGTACCATTTGTTGAAATTTCAAGACAAAAAATTAAAAAAGAATTAAAAGAAGAGTTACAAAGTCAAAACATCAAAATTTCAGACGAAAAATTTAATAATCTAGTAGAAACTAAAGTTAAAAAAGAAATTAATGATGGAATTCAAATAATTCAATATCAATTAATAACATTACAAACAACTAACGGTCAAGCACCCTTTGTGTCTGTTATGATGTATTTAAATGAAGTTCCTGAAAATGAAAGAGATGATTTGGCTTTATTAATAGAATCTATGTTAAAACAAAGAATAAAAGGTGTTAAAAATTCGGAAGGTGTTTATATAACTCCAGCATTTCCAAAACTTTTATATGTTCTACAAGAAGATAATATTAAAAAATCTGGAAAATATTATTATTTAACAAAATTAGCAGCAGAATGCACAGCTAAAAGAATGGTTCCAGATTATATTTCGGAAAAAATAATGTTAGATTTAAAAGGTGATGTTTATCCATGCATGGGCTGCCTCGATTATAATGAAAAAATAGAAATAGACGATACTATTTTTAAAATAGGTGAATTTGCAGAAGCATTGGATTTTTTATATAACAATAAAGATATAATAGAAGACTTTAAAAAATCAGGAAATTTAGAGGTAATACTATGATAGGATATATTTATAAAGTAACAAATTTGGTCACAAATGAATTTTATATTGGTAAAAGAGAATATAGAATGGATGAAGGAATTTCTACAATTTATTATGGAAGCTCTGAAATAATAAAACAACAACTTAAAACATATGGTCAAAAAAACTTCAAAAAAGATATAATAGAAGAATGTAAAACAAATGAAGATATGTTTGAAAGAGAAAGTTATTATATAGATTTATATTCTGATGATCCTTTATGTCTAAACAATGTATTTGGTAAAGGTTATGGTGGTATATATGATACTGGAAATTGTAAAAAATGTGGAAAAAATACAGTCATATATAATAAATCTGGATTATGTATGTCTTGTATAGTTGGAAAAGCAGAAAAATCTTATTGTGAAAGATGTGGTAAAGAAACTTTTAAATATCCAAATGGAAATTGTAGAAGTTGTGCTTCAAAAAAATCACATAATCATAATTTTTGCAATTTTTGCCAATCTGAAACAACACATTTTGGTGATTCTTGTAAACATCATAAATTATATTTAAAGAAAATAGATGGAAAAATAGCATTAATTATTCGAAATGGCCAAAATAATGAAAGAGTTATTTTAGATGATGTTGAAAAAGATTTATCTAAAATTAAAAGAATTGATAATGGAAAATCTGTAGTTTTTGATTTAAGAGATTTAAACAAAGAAATAAAATCTAATAATAAAAACACTAAATTATATGGAATTTTATATAATAGAGATGTTTCTAATTGGTTAAAAATAACATATAGAAATGGTAAAAGAAAAACATTTATCAGAGATATTGTTTTAACAACCGATCATCCTTTACCAACAATTGATGGAATTGTTCATAGAGCCGATGAATTAAAAATAGGTGATAAATTAATAAGAGTTAATCCTTATACATTTAATCAATTTGAATATGCTGAAATAATTAATATTGAAAAGGTTGAAAAAACATCTAAGTCTTATGACGTTACAACAGAAACAGAATATTTTGATATTAATTCAGATATTTTATCTCATAATTGCCGCTCATATTTGACTCCAGACAGATTTACCACAGTCGGAAAACATAAATATTATGGAAGATTTAATCAAGGAGTAGTAACACTAAATCTCGTAGATGTTGCATTATCTTCTGAAAAAGATGTAAATAAATTCTGGGATTTGTTAGAACAAAGATTAGAACTTTGTCATAGAGCGTTACAAGAAAGACATAAAAGATTAAAAGGAACACTTTCAGATGTTGCACCAATTATGTGGCAATATGGAGCATTAGCAAGATTAGAACCTTGTCAAGTAATAGATGATTTATTATATCATGGATATTCAACAATTTCTTTAGGATATGCAGGAATTGCTGAAATGACAAAATACATGACAGATAATTCACATACTTCAGAAAAAGGTAAAGAATTTGCATTAAAAGTTATGCAAAAATTAAATGATAAGTGTCAAGAATGGAAATTAGCAGAAGATATTGATTATTCAGTTTATGGATCTCCTATAGAATCTGGAACATATAGATTTGCTAAATTATTACAAAAGAAATTTGGAATAATTGAAGGAATTACTGATAAGAATTATATAACAAATTCATATCATATTTCTGTAACAGAAAAAATAGATGCTTTCTCTAAATTAATTAAAGAATCTGCATTTCAGAAATTGTCTCCAGGTGGTGCTATTTCATATGTAGAAGTTCCTAATTTAGTTAATAATCTAGAAGCTGTAATGAGTGTTCTTGAGTGTATTTATGAAAATATTCAATATGCAGAATTAAATACAAGATCTGATTATTGTTGTGAATGCAAATTTACAGGAGAAATACCACTAGTTAATGAAGATAATAAACTCATATGGAAATGTCCAAAATGTGGATGCACAAATACAACCAAATTAGTAATAACAAGAAGAACTTGCGGATATATTGGAACAGCTGAAAATGGATGGAATCAAGGAAGATTAGCAGACATTAATAACAGAGTTTTGCATTTGTAGTCAACTACAATAAAAAAGATAAAAAATATGAAATATGCTACAATAAAATATAATGATATTGCAAACGGGGAAGGTGTAAGAACTTCCCTTTTTGTTTCTGGATGTAATTTAAAATGTCCAGGATGTTTTAATAAAATTACACAAGATTTTAATTATGGCAATGAATTTACAAAAGAAATACAAGAACAAATAATAGAATCTGTCAATAAATCTTATATTTCAGGATTAACTATATTAGGTGGTGAACCTTTTGATCCAAAAAATCAACCATATATTTTAGAATTTATCAAATATTTTAAATCTAAATCTAATAAATCTATTTGGATGTATACTGGATATAATTATGAGAAAGATTTATTAAAAGGTAAAGCTAATAGTGAATATACAAATGAAATATTATCTTTAATAAATGTTTTAATAGATGGTCCTTTTATAGAATCTTTAAAAGATCCAATGTTAAAATTTCGTGGTTCTTCTAATCAAAGAATTTTAAAACTTAGATGAAGTTTATTAATAGATAAATAAATAAAAAGATTAAACATGATAAAAACAAGAAAAGATTTAATAGATTATATTTATGTTAAATTAGGTTCGCCATTAATCCAAGTTGAAGTTACTGAACAACAGTTGAATTATATCATAGATGAAGTTGTTCAACAATTTTCAAATTTTTCATATGATGGTGAAAAGAAAGTTTATTTAAAATTCATGTGTGAAGGTAGAGGTGAGTATAATGTTTCATCAGAGATTAACGAAATTAGTCAGATAAATCAATCCGGGTTATTCTATTCGGGCTACGATATGAACGGATATATAGACCAAAACTTATCTAACTTTATTCTTAATACTTCTGGTGCATCCCTTAGTTACTTAATCACGTTATCTTCAACAAGATCACTAACAGCAAAATTCTTTGGAAACTCTGTAAACTTTGAATTTAATGAACATGAGCATAAGTTATATATTTACCAAGATTTTTATGGTCCTTTATTAATAGAATGTTATATGAGATATATTCCAAACGAACAAGATAAAATATATAATCATGAATGGATTAAAGGAATGTGTATAGCAAAAGCTAAAATACAATGGGCAAATAATATTGGTAAATATTCTCAGGCTGTTATTTCTGGAGCTACAATTAATTATGATAATATAAGAGCAGAAGGAAATGAAGAAATGCAAAAATATAATGAAGAATTGTTATCTAAGTGGACAAATCCAGCTCCATTCTTTATTGCATAATTTTTAAATGTTCCTTATTTAAGGAACATTTTTAACTATTATATGGTGATTTATATATTTTTCGTAAAAAATTATTTGGTGATATTATAAAGTGGATTTATATATTTTTCACAAAAATCTATCATTTTAAAAAGATCTTTTGATTTAATTAAATCTTCACCTATTTTTCTTATATCTTTTACCATATCTACTTTCTACAATAGATAAAGATTGTTCTATTCTACGAGTAAGTCTATCTGATGCATTCATTGTATCTCCTTTAATTTTTTATAATTTAATTATATCAATTTAAGTTTAAAGTTTAATTAAATCTTTAAGATTATCTAATTCAGAATCCGATATGTTTTGTTCTAAAACATCCAACTTATAATTGATTACTTCTGACTCCTGAGGTAAATTTTCTTTAATATCCATATTAATATAAGATAATGACCATTCGCATGGATTTTTATCATATCCTTGATATAAAATTTTCTCGTTTATTGCTTTTAATCTTTTATTTGTAATATATTTTATATATGTTTCAATAATATCTGCATTCATTCCAAGATATGAACCTTCTTTAAATAATTCTTTAGCCCATAATATTTCTTGGTTAACAGCATTTGAATACATATCATGAATTTCTGGTCTTACAGCTTCATAAGCTTCAATAAATCCTTCATCTTCTCTTGTTCTTAATAATTTTAATAACATTTGAGAAAATGCTAAATGTAAATTTTCATCTCTACAAATTAATTGTAAAATTTTAGATGTTCTTTCCATTAATCCTTGTGAATAATGCATTCCCCAGATACTTAAAAAACCACCATAAAATCTTACACCTTCTAGAATATTAATATTTAATAAAAATCTAACAATACTTTTCTTTAATTCAAATAATTCTTTATCATAAATATTACCTTTAAAGTAATTATAATGTGTTACTTTTTCAAAAGTATCATCATAATACTTTGCTATTTCTTTCATAATATCCATTAATACTGGTATTTCAAATGTTTCATCAAAAATTTCATCAGGTTTATCCCATACTGCTCTTAAAATTTCAGTATATGATCTTGAATGTCTTGAAATTTCAAAATGTTGCCAAACTGTCATACAGCCTTCAACTTCTGGCAAAGTAATAATACTTCCAAGAACTTGTAACATTCCTCTTCCTTGATCTGAATCAAGACCAATCAATCTTTGAAGCGTTCTTTTATATGTGTGTTTCATTCCATCAGTAAGAATATGAAAATCTGTTCTATCTTTTACTAAAGATATTTCATTATGAGCCCAATCTTGTCCTAGTTGTTTATCAGTCCATTCATTAAAAATTGGATATTTTAAAACATCATATCTTTGTGTATTTTTTCCTTTTCCAAAAAAAATTGGTTCTTTAAGAAAATCAATTTTTTCTGGTGTATATAAAGATTGTATATTATATTTCATTTATTTCCTTATTATATTTTAACATTTGTTAGGATTAATCTTCTTAATCTGCCTATTTTTAATTCTATAGGATCATTAGAATTTTCATCTCCCCAAATTCTTTTATCATCTTTTTTAAGTTCAACGTTTTTATACTCAATTTTTCTTGAACCTAAATCAACTATATCAACGATAAAACCAGGATTATTAGATAATGAAACCCATAAATTTCTAGCATTTTCATATTGTTCAGAATCACCAACTAATGTAAATCCTGCTTGAACTATCATAGAATAAAATAACTTACCAACACCTATGCGTCTATAGGAATCTAGAACTTGGACCCCTTTTACAACTAAAGTATTAGTATAACCTATTCTTTTATAAGAATCAGTTTGTTCTGTTTTCATTGTTCCAACTATATAAAATCTCTCTTTTTTGCCATTAGGATCTCTTTTAGTTGGATAGTCATCAAATTTTTTAATCATTATAAAAATAACAGATTTTCGTTTTTCGAGATAATATATCTCACCATCTAGCTCTCTTTGGTTAACGATATTTGCACCTTCTATACTAGCATGATGGCCATTTTGATTCCAAAGAGAACTACCAAAATCATAATCACCCGGCTTTGCCCAGGCTTGTTCTAACATTTTACTAAATTTCAATTTGACTCCTATTTAAATAAATTTAATATGATTATAACATATTTAAAATTAAAAATTTATAAAACACAAGTAAATTTAAAATTATACAGAACAACCTCCAGATGAACAACCTTGTTCTTTTTCTTCTGATAATCCATCTTCATTATCAACACTTAAGAAATTCTGATAATAAAGAGATTTTAATCCTGAATTATTAGCCATTAATATTTCTTTGATAGCATCATTTATAGGTAATTTTTTGTTTTTATATCTTAAAATATTTGAATACTGATTTGTAGATATTGCTTGATCTATAAATGGTTGAATTATTCCTAATAATTTAAAATAATCAACATTATTAAAATCATCTCCCCATGAAGTTGTATAATAATTTTTTGATGTTTTATAAAATGGAACTAATTTTTTAATAGTAGCATTTTTATCTGTCTTGGTTGTAACTAATTCACGTGGTGGTTCAATTCCTGCAGTAGAATTGCTCAAGTTCGAAGAATTTGCACTAGGTGGTATTGCGGACACATTAGAATTTCTTAAACCAAATTCTTTTATATCTTTTCTTAAATTATCCCAATCTAAAGTTAAATCAAAATATAAATTATATTCATCAAATTGTAACCAACCTTCAGAATATTTAGTGTCATTAAATAATTTACAAGATCCTTTTACTTTAGCCAAATCATTAGAGCTTTTTAATAAATGATAATAAAAAGATTCCATTATTTTAAAGATTTCTTTATGGGCATCTTTTGTATTATAGAATAATTTATTTTTAGCTAAAAATCCAAATAAATTTGATATTCCTATTCCTAAAGCTCTTCTATTTTTAGCTGCATATTCCGCTTCTTTAATACTAAAATCTTCTATGTCTATTAAATTATCTAGAAAATTAACTAAAACTTCTGCAATTTCTGGAATATCTTCATATTCTGAATATCCTAAATTCATATTACTTAATATACAAACACCTATTTCTGGATTTTCAGAATCTAATGGCTTAGCAGGCTGAAAAATTTCACAATTATGGACTAAAATTCCACTAAATTTATCATCATTTATGTCTGTTATAATAATAAATTTGTGTATATCATCTACAGAAATATCAAAAACCTCTTCAGGTTTGCTTTTTTCAATTTTTATCACTTCTAATGAATTACTTAATTTTTCAAATTTTTCATCATCTTTATTATAATTATTAAATACAGTATATAATTTTTGATTTAAACAATCTTTTATTTCTTTTTCATAAAATTTATCATTTTCTCTAACAAAAACTTTATGATCTGGCGTGCATTTAAATGAACTATTATCAGACAATGTTACTTTTATAACATCTTTTATTCCATTAGAAAAAGCAAATGCTCTTTTGACTTCAAATGGAACTCTTTCGCCGTTATTTATATTTAAAATTTCTTTGGTTGGTAAATTAAATTTATTATTAATATTTGAAACTTTTGATAATTCTTTGATAGTTACAATTTCAAAATTTGAATTATTACAAATTAAAACTTTAGTATCACCTGTAAAACAGCACAAATTTGTGGAATATACATAATCTTTATATGGTCCTTTATAAGCATTATCTGCAAAAACAAAATAAACTCTTCCTGTTATAGACCTTTCATAAATGAATAAATTTAATAATTCCCATGCATTTACTTTTTTCTTATGTTTAGATTTTACTGATTTTGAATATTTTTCATATAATTCTGCAAATTTTTCTTCATTTCCTAAAACTTCATATAATTCTGGAACTTCGTTTGTATGAAATAAGTAAATATCTTCTTTATTTAAAGCTTTCCTTAAAAAGAAATTATTTAAAATAATAGTTTGATCTAAATGTCTTGTTCTATTTTCAATTGTTCCTTTAGAATCACCTAATTGTGAAAATAATTCTACTTCATAATGATAAAAAGGAATGTTTGTATTAGAAGATGCATTTCTTGATATTTGTGTTAAAGCACCAGTTGACGCTTCAACAGCTTTCAAAATTGGTAAAATGCCAGTGTGTTGAACTCTCGAAGGTTTACCAACATCTGCACCTATTCCGCGTATATGAGAAACATTTAAACCTATTCCAGATTTTGCAGATGCGCATTGTAAAATTTTAGCCAAAGCTAAAGAAATAGATTCAACAGAATCACCCATATTAATTAAATTACAAGAAATAAAATGTTTATAAGAAGTTCTAGCTCCATTCATAATAGGTGTAGGAAAAGATATTTTTCTTTGATTTAATAATTTATATGTTTTAAGAATTAAAACTTTTCTTCTTTGTGGTTCTTCATTTATAAAAACAGCCATAGGTATTAACATAAATACTTCTGGTATTGTCTCAATAACTTTATTGTTACTTTTTAACATATATTTAGAATACATTTGATTCACAGAAATATAAGACAAATTATCATCATCTTCATATCTAATTTTAGAACCAAAAAAATCTATTTCTTCTTTAGTATATTTAGTTAATAAATCTTCATCATAAAAACCACCCTTTACTCTTTTTTGAATTTCTTCATAAAAATCTAAATGTTCATATTGGTTATAAACTTCTTTTCTTATTTGTTGAACTAATAATCTTCCAGCAACTATTTCATAATCGGGATTTTCTTCTGATATCATTTCATTTGCTGCTTGAATTAAAGATTTTTGAATGTCTTTAGATTTTATTCCATCTGTTATCTTTAACTGTGCATTCATTATTAAATCAGATTGAGAAACCTTTAAATCTTTACAAGCAAATAACACATGATTCATTATTTTATCAGGATTATAAAGTTCTTTTTCATTATTATTTTTTATAATATAAATATTGTTTAATGTTTTCACATTTCTCCTTTTATAATATTTATTTTGTGTTTGAAAAACATTTCAAAAGGTGAAAATCATGAACTAGGGTCATGATTTTCTAAAAGTATTTTACAGTAGCAGTACCATAATTGCAATCGCATAATTAGATTTAATTAATTTATAAACTTACCACATTACAGATGTATTTTTTGATAATACATAAGTTCTATCATATTTACATAATTCTTTAATTATTTGAATTTTTGTTTTATCGTCACGTCTTTTAGATTCTAATCTTATATATTTTCTAAATCCTTCATAATCGATTTTGGCCTTTAATACTAGTTGTGCTGATTCTGGAGATTTTATATAAAACAAAGCAGTTTTAAAACTGAAAAAACTAAACTTAGATTTAAAATCATCTTCAATTTCGTCTAAATCTATTGTTTTTAAAACTTTATTTTTAACACTATCATCGTTGTGACTATAAGCCCATCTCACGTCTTCAGCAAATTTCTCATCGTCAAAATTTATTAATAATTCTGGATTATGTTTTTCAATAGTAAAAGGATAACCAAGTTTTTTAATATTTTTAACATATTTTTGTTCAAACGTAGGGAAAATATAATCAATAAACACTGATTCTTTATTATCAGCGTCAGATTTTATATCTAATAAAATTTTGAAAACATTGGCTAATCTTGCCATATACCAATCTTTTAATCGTTCTTCATAAGTTGCCCAATAATAAAGTGTTTCATCAACATCTATTTCCATTTCAAATGATATTTCAGTATCACTAACTTTTTGATTATTTTTTATTTCATAAACCAAACCTAAACGAGCAATTATATCTTTAAAATAATATATTGCAGTATCTATACTAATTTCTTTGTTAAGAGTTAAATTAACTTTATTTTTTGTTATTTTTAATTTTTTAAAATATGAAGATTTATCACTTTTATTTAAACACATTTGTATTTCTGGTAATAAAGCCTTTAATACATTATTATCTATAGCAGATTCATTTATCATTTCTGAAAAATTCATAAATTACCTTTTATATTATTTATTTAAAAATAAAAAACAATCATAAATTTTTTATCGCCATTACAATCTTCATCTATTTTTAGTTCTTTTAACATATAATAATGATCTTCTTCATCTACTATTTCAATATCTAATTTTTTAGCTTTTTCAGGCAACTTTTTAATATATTCTTCTAGTTCTTTTACTGTCATTTTTGATCCTTTTAAAATTTAATTGTCTTCACCAAGTCTTATTATATAAAAACCTTTTGTTTTAATTAATTTATCCAATAAATCTTTAAATTCATTATATTTAGGTGTAAAATATTTAAAACCCATAGCTTCATAAAGTTTTGTGTCTTCGTAAAATTGATGACCTATTCCCAAATCTTTATAACAATCAAAATTACTACCGCCAGCAACAAATAGAATTATACAAGATTTTTTAGATGCAAATTCTTTAACACTAAACTTTAATTGTTCTAGTGCTCTTAAAACAATAAATCCACAAACACTATACATAAATGTAACTCTACCTGTAGAAGCATATCCGGCTGCTACATTTACCATATTTTGTTCTTGTAACATTAGATCTATAGTGTTTTCAGATTTATATGGAAACATATCACAATGAAATAATTTTATATTATTTCTATTAATGTAATCAAATATAAGTTTTCTCATTCTTTACACCTTTATAATATTTTTATTACATTTTAAACTATTAAAGATTCTATTATATATTATTATTTTTAAACTTCAGTGATATTCAATTGTGAAGTATTAAAATAAACCAGATTTAAACCTTCATTTGTTAAAAATCTTGTATCGCGTTTTCTATAAAAAACATTCCATCCATTAAATTTTTCATCAGGAAAAAATGTTAAAGGTCCTTTAGATCCAGTTCTGTTTAAATCAACAAAAACTGTAATATTTTTACACATTTTAGGTATAGATATAAAAGCTTCTATTATAGATCCCATATTCAATTGAGCATCACTTAAAAGAACAAATACTTTTTTATCAGGCTCTGCAATATTTATACCCTGAGCAATTCCTAAAGAATTTCCTAAAGTATAATCTGCGTAATAAATTTTATCTATTAAATCGTGTTCTATTCCTATTCTTGGATAATCTTTAATATCAAAAGATTCTAATATACAATTACAACCAAATGGTTTACCTATAATAATATAATCAAAAGTATTTATTAGATTAAAATTATTTTTCCAAAATGATTCTAACGTTTTAGAAGATTTTGGATGAAGTTTTAATCTATCTTCTGAATTAAATGTTTTCATCGTCTGATCTTGTGAAATTATTTTCAAAATCACATTCTCTAGAAATTAATTTCTTACAATAGAAAAAATTATCTTTTACTTCTGAGAAAAATCCTTGAGTATTATTTCTTATTGAAATACTTTTCTTAGAGTAAAAATGATTATCTTCTATTTCATCTGCAAAAATTTCTATTTTCTTTTCTGATTTAATATTGCAAAATTTAACTTTATCTGCATATATTTCAATTTTTCCTTCAGTTTCTAGATTAATAGAACACAATGATTTACAATATATTCTAGTTTTTTCTTTTTTATTGAATTGTGTTAAATTTCCCGAAACAAGTGCACGATTTAAAAAATAATCACAATCTCCGTCATCTAAATCTAATTTTTCAAAAACGCAATTTATCATTTTGTAAATATTATCACTAAAAAGTGGAATTTCTCCGTAAAATCGCACTAAAGAATTTTTTATTGTAATATCTTTAAATGTTCCGTGTGCTAAAAATTTACAATTTTCGTCAAATTCAAACCAACAATCTAAAAATTCTAATTGAGTATTAACATCAGATTCAAAAGCGTGTTTAACTTCGTTTCCTTTTACTACTATTTTACATTGTTCAAAAATTAATCTTTGTTGTTTTAATTGAATACAAGCACTATCATCTAGTTCGATATATTTGTTATAAACAACTACTTCATCATCTTTTGCATTCAAAAAGGTTTGAAGTTTTTTTGAATTTAATAATTCTTTACTTAAATCATTATTAAAATTATACATTCTAATCCTTTCTATAGTAAATGATATAAATCTTTTAAAGATATTTCATCATAATCTAATTTATATTTTATTCTATTGAGTATTGCTGGTGTATTTGTTCCTAAATCTCCAACATACACATATTCATTATTTTCTGAAATATAAAAACTTCCTCTAACTTCTATAAATCCCATTTCACATTTGTCAAAACATTTTTCTATAATTTCAGAAAATTCATCTCTGGTTCGATTTGGATTTTTTACATTTTCTAAAACTCTTACATAAATTTTATCATCTTTAAAAGATAATTTTATATTTCTTGGTAAATCTAATTTTAATAAAATTATAAACTTTCTTTTGTTTTCTATGTTTTTAAATATATCAAAAAAATTAATTTTCATTTTAATCTCCTTAGCAATCAACGACAATCGCAAAATCTGGCTTATCCATTTTTACAAAATGAAAATCTTCATTTAATTTTTCTGTTCTAATAGAAGCTTCTTTAATAGTTGTTTCAAAATCAGATTCCATAAAAAGAATTCTAACCTCATCATCTAACATCTCTAGGTGTTTAGTTTCTAAATCTTTAAGTAGATTTAGTAATTCTCTGTTTGTCATGTTATCTCCTTTAATTTATATAAAACAATTATATCTTTTTAAGTTTAAAGTTTTGTTAAAAACTTTAATTTTCATTTAAATATTTTATAATAAATTTAGCATTTTCATCTGATAAACCGCAAGAACAATCTATTTTAGTTCCAAAAAATTGAATTTTATCTTTTTTATTTTGTATTAATTTATCAACATTTTCAATTAATATTTCATCATCTATAACATAAAATCTATCAACTTCATATTTTTCAACATATTCTAATATAAAATAAATCCAATTTCCTACTTTAGGTATTGCAGATTCAATTTTTTCAATATATTTAAAATTATATTCTTCTAAAATTCTAATCACATCTACCATACACCATCCAGTATTTAAAACAATATTTGCATTTGTTTGAGAAATAATGTATTCTAATCTTTTAACTAAATGGAATTCCATTCTGTTTATTGTATCACTAAAATATCCATCATACTCAACTGAATTAGTTTTATATGATTCACTGTAAATATTTAATACACCATCTACATCTAAAAATATAACTTTATTCATTTTATTCCCTTAATAAATTTATAGTGGGTAAAAATACGGTTTATCATTTTTATCAATATATTCTCTGATAATTTTTCTTTCATATTTTCTTAATAACTTTAAAACATTATTTTTTAAAATTTCTACGTCTTCATTTTTATCCAATAAAATCTTTAAATCTATTCTCAAATCTTGTATATTATTCTCCAGATAATAATAATTTGAATAATCTCTATCATATTCATTCATATTTCAACCTTTGTTAAAACTAATCTATTGAATTTTCCAATATGTGAATCTTTAAACTTATTTTCAATTCTTTCCCATATTCTTTCATCAAAAATATTAGTTATTTTAACATCCTTTTCATAAATAGTTCCAGTTGAAGAATCTACAATATCTACAATAAAATTAGGATCATTAGAAAGAGAAACCCATAATCTTCTTGCACCTTCATATTGTTCTAAATCTCCAATTAAAGTCCAATTTAATTCATTTACTAAAACAGAATATAGAAATTTTCCATACCCGCTTCGTCGAAATTCTTTAGCAATTTCTACACCTTTTACTTCTCGAACTAATTTATATCCTAATTTAGCATAAGATGTTAAGTATTTAACAAATATTGCACCAATAACTTTATATCTATTAATTTTAATATCCGAATTTGGAATTTCTTCTATATAATCTTTTAATAATAAAATATAATTTCCTATTTCAACATATTTTCCTACATAAATTTTAGAACCTCTAAATGTTCCTTTATATAAAATCTTTACACCTCTTTGAGAAATTATTCTTTCATTTCCTATATAATCTAAATTTCCAAAATCATAATTTCCAGAATATGCATAAGCCAATTCATTTACCTTATCATTTAATATTTCTGAGAAATTCATATATCAACCTTTAACAAAAAAGATATCATTATATTCATCCAAAACATCTTCAATTAAAATTAATTCACTTAAAACTAATTTATTATCTTTATTTAATCTTATAACATAATTAAAATAAGGATTATCTTTTATTGTTTGAATAGCGTCTTTTAAAGTTATAGTTAACATTTTGTTCTTCCTTATATTAAATTAAATACTTCTTCTAATAATTTATCATTATTATGTAATTTTATTCTTAATCTATCTAGTAATTTATCTGTATCTATGCTGAGATTTGCTTCATAAATAATATCATCTTCATTAAAATAGTGACTATAATTTATTGTTACATAATTAATATCACATCTTTCAAAACATTCTTCTAAAATATAAGTTAAAATATCACAAGTTTTATATGAAGAGTAATATGGATATCCACCTATTAATCTAATATAAATTTTTGAATCTTTAAAAGATATTTTTAAAATCTTTTGTTTCAAAAGTATTTTTAATATTGATTTGTAATAAATCAATAAAATTATTTCTTATATACACTTCTTTTAATAATGTGTAAATTGAAATTACCATTTTAATCTCCTTAACAATCAACAACAATCACAAAATCAGGTTTATCTAATGTTTATAACTAAGCTTGTCTCATAAATTCTTCGAAATCTTTGACAAATAAATCGGGTAGTTGAACAGATTTTGTTTTATCTTCATCCCAGCAACCTCTGTATATATAATGTACAAATAAATGACCATCTTTAGTTGAGAATGTTATATCCTTAGGCTCAGCACTTCTAAAATAACAAAGCTCTTCTTTTAATTGCCTTAGTGAGCTTGCATCTGAATCTAAAACTCTATCGACTTTTTCACGTAGGTTATATTCAAATTTACTAAGTTGTTCTATTAGTTTCATTTCTATCTCCTTTAATTTGTTTTATTAAGATAATAATATCAAAATAAGTTTAGGTTTTGTTTAAACATTTTAAATTTTTAACACATTTCAAAAATATGTTAAAAAATTCGTAAATTTTTAACACATTTTTGAATTTTATAAGTTTTATTATGAATTTTATGTGATTCATCAATATACCAAATATCAGAATTAAATCCATAATACAGATCTATTAATTCTATTTCTTTATCAAAAACTAAGTGATCCTTCATAATAGAATAATACTTATTTGTTGTTTTTTCATCAAATCGAATTATTTTATTATCCAGATATCCATAATTTTTTAAAGATATATTTTGATTATACTTATAATAAAATACATCTTTAATTACTTTTTCATCTATTTTAATATTCTTAAGAAGAACTAAATCTTTAAACCATTTAGTTCTAACAGTAATAAAATCTTTTAAATCAAATCCAAATTCTTGAGACATTTTAATTGTTAATTCTAATCTAGGATCATTAAAAGTGTATTCATAATTAATAGATGAAATATTTTTCCAGTGTTTATTAATTCTATATTTGTATTCATAATCAGTATATAACCAAAAATTTGGATGATTTTCAAGTAATATCACTAAAAATTCCTTTAAAAGATGTTATCCTATTTTATTAAAATATAAGTGTTTTGATCATCACCTTGAACATCTTGAAGAATTAATTCTTTGTAACCACCACCTTCAAATTCATTTGGAAAAACTTCCTTTCTTTCAGTTTTTGTTACAAACCAAACCTTTGAGTCTTTTGGAAATGTTTCCAAATATTTAATTAATCTTTCAACTGTAAATTTCATTTTTAAAATCCTTTTGATATCATATAGTCTTTATATTTTAAACAATTATAATTAATGTTTAATTCTTTAATGTTGCAATTTTCTGGAATTATATTTAAAATATTTGTCTTTTCTGATGAAAATAAAATAAATTTATAATTAAATATGTCTTTTAAATATTTATAATCTATTTCTCCATTATACTGTAAATTATTTGTATTTTCATAAGGTGGATCAATTAAAAATAATGTATTTTTATCTTTATATTCTAAAAATAAATCATAAAAATCTTTTTGAACTCTTGTTACATTTTTTAAATAATCTGATTCTTTATATTCATTTATTGAATTAATAAAATAAGTTTTTTCATTTAATAAATCATCTTTTGTTTTAATAAATTTTAATGGAAAACAATATTTTGATGACAAAGTTATAACATCTAAATATTCAGCATTTTCAAAAATTTCTTTCATTCTTTTAATTTTTATTGGATCATCTATTTTAGTTTTTAGTTTTTGATCCTTTAAAATTTCTTTTATTTCTGAAATAATTTTATTTGTTTTGCTCATATTTACTAATCTTTCTTTGAAATTATCAAAATCATTCCAAATTACTTGATACTCTCTCTCTTAATTTCATACGAAATTTGAGACAGTAAACCAGAACCGCCAAATAAATCTACAACATAATCAAAATCTTTAAAGTTATTAAACTCATCAATAAACATATTAACAAAATTTTTCTTCTGTCCTTGGAAAGGTAATGGTGATTTTCTTGTCATTTTAAAAAATCCTTTATATTACTAAAAAATTAATGATTTAAAAATTCATTTATTATTAAATCATTTTCATTCATTTTAATTATATTATAATCATTATATCTATAAAAAGATCCATCTTTTATTCCATTAAATACATATTTATAAGGAATATTAAAATATTGACATTCAAAAAAACATCTTGGTTTTCTATCGATTATTTTTGAATTTTGGATATATATCATTTCATTAAAATATTGATAAAGATTAGGACATTGTAAATCTTCTCTTCTATAAATTTTTTTATCTGATTTAAAATCTGGATATACATTAGGATTGTGTGGAGAATTTAAAAAAATACCTTCTTTAGGTTTAAAATCTTTAAATAAATCTAATCTTAAAGATTGTTTATAATTTATAACATTAAAATTGTCATTCATTAAAAAATTATAACATCTAAAATATTTTACTTTAGGATTATTTTTAACATTATATCCTGGTATTGCTAAAATTTCACAATTTTTTAATTTATTAGGTAAATGTTCAACTGAATATCCATCAACTAATAAAGTTTTTTCTTTTAATAAATCTGGATATTTTAAAATTGTAACATTATTGAAACATTTATTATCAACATTAAATTTGTTTTTTAAGAAAACAATTAAATTATCAATATTTTGGTGTGTATAAATTAATAATTTAACATCTTGTTTTAATTCATATAACGTATAAAAATATTCAAAGGCATTAATTATAGACCCATCTATTTTTCTATCATTATACAAATATGAAACAATTATATTCATCCAAATCTCATTTAATCAAATAATTACTTTATATAATAAAATGTATTAAAATAATACAACAAACTAAATAAATTCCTATAATAAATAAATCCATAAATTTCCTTTATTTATGAAGCAATTTAAAAGTTTCTAATACTATTTTTCTATTATCTATAAAATAAATTGCTAAAATTATAGATAAAATAATAATTGTTATATCCATTTTATATCCTTTAATTATTTAACGTAAATTTGTAATTGTGATCGTTAATTCAAATCTTTCATTATCAATCAAATATTTTTGACCATCACTAAAAACATCTGAAAACATTTTATATTCAGCATCATCTAGTGATGCATCTTTATCTATATTAGTAAAATTTATTTTTACTTCTTCATCTAATAAATTAGAGTGTTTTTTCTCTAATTCTTTTAGTCTTTCAAGTAATTCTCTATTTGTCATCTTAATATCCTTTAATTTGTTTTATTAAGATAATAATATCAAAATAAGTTTAGGTTTTGTTTAAAATTTTAGCGTATTCTTCAGCAACATCATCTTTTACATGATATTTTTCTTTAATTTCTTTTAAATTATTTTGAATTTTAGATGGATATCTAATAAATCGCTCTTTTATTGTATTTTTTACAATATTATATTGTAAAATATCTGGAATTTTATAATAAAAATTTAAAACATTTGCTAATTGAATTGTTCTCGGACATCCAGATAACCATCTGCAAAACATATAAGAATCAAATTTATCATATTCTGTTAATTCTTGTTTTTTTATGCATTTATTAAATGTATCAAAAATTGTTCCCATTTTTAAAATTCCTGAATTTTATTTTCTTTATACAATTTTTTTAATTCTCTTTTAATTTTTCTGTCTTTAAATGATTTTTCAGATAGAAATTCAACAAATCTTTGTAATAACTTTAAAATTTCTTCAGTTTCTTTAGCCTTAACTCTTGAATGTAATAAATCATAATTAACCATATTATCTATTTTAATATATAAATCTTCATCATAAAATTTTGAATGATGAATACAATATGAATTTAATCTTGATTTATGGCTTTTATGATATTCATAAATATATAAAATACCTTTATGATCATAAATATGGTATTGTTTACTATTTTTTCTATCTATTAATATTAAATTATTATCAACATATGTAAAATCATTTATTGTCATTAAATCTCCTTTAATTAAAATATAACAATTTAGTAATTATTTTTATATCTTCTAAAGTTTTCAGCATTTTTAACATAATACAATTTAAACAATTGTTCTGGATCTACTCTTAATGCTAACATCATATTCATATAAAAGAAAATTCCATCAGTTAATTCAAACTGAAGTTCTAATTTATCATCTTCTGAAAGTTCTGATATTTTCTTAGATCTTATTTCATCATGTTTTGCTTTCCATCTTTTCCAAACAGCTGATCTATCTTTTTCTGGTAAAGACATTCCAGGTAAAGCGTCAATCATTTCTCTATATTCATCATCAAATGCTTGTTTATTTTCTCTTAACCAATCAAACACTTCACCAACAGTTTCCAATTTAGTTGGATTAGGATTATTTTTTGGTAATTTTTTATTTAGTTCTAATTGTAATTGAAGTTGCATATCATACATAACACTAAATGGGTTTTTACCATTTTCTAACAATTCTTTATAAGCAATTTCTGCTTCAGAAAAACTTTCTTTTAATTTAGCACATGAATTAAATTCTGCCATATTTTCTCCTTATTAAGCTTTATGCAATTCTACAAATCTTATGCTCAAATAACCATTAAGATTTTCTTTATTCTTTTCAATAAAATCTTGAGCATCTGACAACTTTTTGCAAACAGAAACAACATATGAAAAATTAATTTCAATGCATTCAACTATATACATTTATTTCTCCTTTCTTAAATTATTTTTATTATATCATAAAAAATATCTGAATTTTCAGCAACTATATTATAAATTACATAACAATTTTTCTTTAAAACTAAATCATAATAAGAAAAATTGCCAAAATCGGAACTAATTTTATTTATTATTTCAAATTTATCAAAATTTTCTTTAATAAAATTATCTGATAATCTAATAAATGATAATTTTTGACCTTTTCTATAAAAATTAACTGTTACATCAAATCCAGAATTTTTAACATATTTTATAAATTCTTCATCTATATTCATTGTATCTCCTTTAATTAAAAATAATTATATCATAAAAACATTAAATAAACATTATATAATAGATAACTATATCAGCAACAATAGAAAATCCTACATCTCTTAACCAATGTTTTCTATTTATCAGTCTCGTCCATGCTGTAAAAATACCAACACATAATCCAATTACACCTAAAACAAAATCTATCTGAAAAAGATAAATAGCCGTCATTGCTGATGCTGTGTGCCCGCTAGGAAAAGAATTACCTTCTTTTACTGACCATTCTAATTTTAGTTTTTCATTTTTTGGATTAGTTTCATTATCTGGAAATTCATTTGGTCTTCTATTATTAAAAATACCCTTTAAAGCCCATGCTAATAATACACAAAATACATAATATGGTATAAATTTAAGAAAAATATCTATATCTTTAAAATAAAAAGAACAAACAATTACAAAAAATACACCAAAATATTGTAAATAATCGCCTATTTGCTTATATATTTCTTTGTGCTTTGTAGAATATAATTCTAAATAAAAATTTTTTAATTTTGACATTTAGCTTCCTTCAAAATTTCTTTGGCTTTTTCTTTATTTATTTGGATAAAATCTTTAGGATTTAAATTTAATTCAATAATTTGTTTTATACCTCTCGTATTAGGTCTTGCATTAAACAAATCTTTTCTTTCATCTTTAGAAACTAAAAAATCACCCCATTTATTAATTAATAAAGTTGAATTTTTAATACATCTTTCTTTTAATTTATTTAAAGAATTTGATTCTACTGATATTCCATCTCTTAAAGCTGGTGTAAAATATGATAAATGTATATTACCATTTTTAAATTTATTAACAAATACTTGCAAATTAAAATCCCAATCATCCCATCCTGATGTTATATCATAATTTAAATTCATATCTAAATTTATGTGAACGCATTGACATAAATTTGCATATTCATTAATAAGATTATCTTTACTTCTAAAAGCAAAAGATGTATTTTGATCTAATCCTGAAAATTTTAATTCATTTTTATTAATAATATCTTCCCATATATCAAAAAATAAATCATAATCTACTTTAAATGGTTTATATACAACTTTGCCTTCATGTTGATAACCAATTGGTAAACAAAAATTAAAACAATCATCTTCAATCATAAAAATATCTTTATAATTGTTTTGTCTTGCAAATTCTAAAACTTTATTTCTTTTGTGGGATAAACCCATTGTGTATTCAGAATCTGGAATATAAATAACATTTTTAAAATCTTTATATTTTTCTTTTTGATTTTCATAAACAAAAATGAAATATTTTCGTTCAACATTCTGGTTGAGTAGGTGTTTCAAAAATTTAGATCTTGAAGGATTATATTCATGTGATAACACACAAATAGGAATATTCCTTGTTGAAATTTCAAAATCATAAATTTTATAATCTTTACCTAAACTTTTCTACTTAGATAACGGATTAACTTTAGAGTATTTTGTATAATCTATTCTTGTGCCCATAATTTATTCTCCTCGTATTCTTCAGTGGTTCCAAAACTTAAATATTTATCAACTAAAACAACATCTATTTTTTTATTAAAATTTTCTTTAATAATTTTAAATGCTGTATCTAGATAATATTCATCATTAATTTTCATTTCTAATTCATACATTTTATCAATTGCTTCTAATAATAATTTATGTTTTACATAAAATGCTCCTATTAAAACATATGATCCTTCTATATATTTTTTTAAACCAATGTTTCCATCTTCTGTTATCCAAGAAAATGATTCTTTGTGTTCTAATTGATATTTTGTTGGTTTAGCAGCAAACACGGTTGTGTTTTTTAATTTTTTATCGTAATTAAACAAAACATCACAAGGAGTAATTAAAACTTTATCTAATTTTAAATCTTGTGTTCCTACTTTATAAGAATAAGCCGCACCTTTTTTATTTTCTGGAACATATTGAACATCATATTTCAAAGCTTTCCAGAAATTTTCATGTGCTTTAGAGCCAATAAAATATATTTTATTTGTTTTCTTAAAACTATTTTTTATTTTGTTAATCAGTGGTTCACCATTAATATCCAAAAATGGTTTAGGATATGCATAATTTAAATTTTTAAATCTTTCACCTTTACCAGCAGCTAAAACAATTACATCTTCTGTAAAAACATTTTCTTTTTCTGTGTTTAAATATGATTTAGCTATTTCAAAATCTTTAGGGGTTCCAAATTGATAAAATTGATCTATTTTAAATGGATATGTTTTCTCTGTGATATAATTATACAAAGTAGAACAATAAAATTCACCATTTATATAATCATTTGCTTCTTTTTGTTTTTTAATTGCATGTATTAAAACTTCAGCGGATTCAAAATAATATAATCCTGGAGACCAAAATTCATTAAATCTATCTTTAGAATTATATTTTTCTTCTACAGAAAAAACTTCTGATCCAAAAACTTTTAAAGCAGCATAATTGTCATTAGAAGTTTTTAAATGTGTAAAATATCCTTGATAATAAGGAATAACGTATTTAAATTTTTTAACATAATCTCTAAATTTATCCATATTACACTTAAAACCAAAATCACAATAAGAAATTAAAATATCTTCTTTAATTTGTGGATTTTTTTCTAAAAAATCTAATACAACATTAGATGGTCCTAATTTTTCTCCTGTATAATAAGAAACATTCACTTTATATTTTTTAAAATTTTCATTATTTTCTATAAATTCTTTATCATTTATATTACCAATTAAATATATATTATCATCTTTATTAAAATTTTCAAGAATATAATCTAATACTTGTTTGTTTTTATTAACTTTAAGAAAATATTTAGGACCTTTATATCCTGCTTCTTTAAATCTTTTACCTTCTCCAGATGCTGGAATTATTACATTCATTTTAAACTCCTCGCTTATTTTGAAATTCTATACATTTCATTTTCATCATTTAATAAATCATTTACATCGTCTTGATCTAATTCTTCAATTTTTGTTATATTTTTAAAAACCATAAAAATAAATTTATGAAGTGCTAAATCCGTGCTATTTTCAAGAACAACCATATCTGGTGTATAATTAAATCTTATAATTTTAAATATATTAAATTCACTTAATTTATTATACAAATCTTTTATTTCTTGAAGTGAATCTGAATGTAAAATGACGCCATGATTTTTTAAATATATTATTTTTTTATTACATTTAGATACTGCTTCTGTCAATTCATCAGATCCTGGTTTGATATAATCTATAACATCAGCGTCAAATGGTAAATCATCTTGTAATAATAAAATATATACTGGATGATAATGCAATACATATTTAGATTTTATTGCTTTGTGAAAATTTATTTCCATAGAAGGTTTTAAATAATCTATTTCTGTCCATTTTTCATAAAATTCAAATGATTTATCTTTAGTTGAAACTCTATCAATTTCTGATTTTAAATCAACTCCTGATGATTTTATAATAATGTCATCTTTTAATTTAACAGATATATTTCCACCTTTAGAAGGGCAATCTAAGATATTATTAACCAATCTCTTTAATTCTTGGTAATCATTTAAAGCTAATTTATAGTCTTTTGTCATTCTATACTCCTTTAACGCTTACAAATCTATTATTTTTATATAATTTAAATATTTCATAAATTTTATCATTTAATTCTTTAAAATTACATAAATATATTTTATTCATTAGTTTATCTTGTATTTTAACATTATCTTCTTTTATTTCAATTATAAAATTTGCATATTCTTTTTGGTTATAAATATAATGTAAATAATCTGATTCTCTTTCTTGAATAGATTTTAAAACATTTTCTTTAGATTTGTTTCTTTCTTTTACATCTCTTAATATTTTTTGATTATCTGATTTATCAGAATCTATAAAAATTTTAAATTTAACATAATCTTGCGCAACTTCTGGATATAATGTATGCAATCCATCTATAATAATACAATCTAGGTCATTTGAATTAATATCTTTAGGATTTTCAAACAATCCTGTATCATGATTATAAATTGGAACTTTAACATTTAGATTTTGATAAATGTTTTTAATATCTGTTCCTAATTTAACTAAATTATTTGCTTCTGGATTATAATGTGTTAAACTTTTCCATTTTTGGGCAAATCTATCATATTTATGATATCCATCGCCTTCAATAATTTCTCCATTAAAAATGTCTTTTAAAATTTTTGATAGTGTAGATTTACCAGCACCTGATTTTCCAGAAATAGATATTAATAATTTTGAACAATTATATGTATATGAATCTATATCATAAAATGAAAAATCATCACATTCAGAATCACCTATCATTATACAATCTTCTTTATTTGTTTCTGAAATTTTTAAACAATAATCTATTAAAGTTTTATTTGGTTTTTCTTTTTCAAATTCTTCTGATGTAATAATATTATCAAAATATTTAAGAATATTAAATTTCTGGAGTTTTTCAAACTGTTCATAATAATAAAAATTAGTAATAGCAATTACTTTAATTTTATTTTCATAACAATGTTTTAATAGTTTTATAACTTCAGCATCTAATAATATATTATTATAAAATGTTTTTTCATATAAATTTTTCATTTCTATAGATTTTCTAAAATCAATTTTTAAATTATTACATAGAGTTTTAAAAGTTAATTCCTTTTTATGCATATTAACTTTTAATTTTCTTCTTGATAATTCATTTCTTGCTTTTTGATAATCTTCTTCTGAAATTTTAAAATTTTTCAACACAGCTTCTAAAGCTTTTGCATTAGCAAAAGTATAAGAATAAATTGTATTATCTATATCAATGAATAAACATTTTTTGTCTTTAACTTTTTGTATTAACATTTTTAACCTTTTATAATTTCAAATCTTCATGCAAATATCATAATCATGTAATCTTTTTGAAATTATTATATCAAAATCTTTAATATATTTACAATATAAAGATGGGTGAACTAATATTTTTCTTGAATTTAGATTAATATTATTAACAAAATCAATATACAAATCAAAATCAAAATCTGTAAAATCATAATCAACCCATATATATTTCGGTTTAACCAAATTGTATAATTTAGTATTAATATCTTCATAAGGAGAAATTCTTAAAATAAATTTATTAAAACCTGTTTTTGCTAATCTAATAATGTCTGGTATTTGAGAATCTAAAAAATAATAATCAATATTTTTAATTCTATCTATAATTAAATCTTCTATTTGAGATTCTTTTACATTAAAAATAACTGTTTTATCTTTTAATTTTAAAATATTTTTAAATAAGTCTAAACCATTTGTATTAATATCATGAGTTAAAATTATATTATTATCTTTTGTTCTTAAATCTATCTCTATTCCATCTCTTATAACATTTAGATCATTAGCCCTATGTTGAAAAATCATTTAATCTTCTCCATACATTTTTTAATATGACGTTTAAAACTTCCTCTAGATTTAGGATTATTTGTATTTAATAATCGTTTATCACAGATAGGGCACACTAAATATTCAAAAATACCTATATTTTTCATCAATTCACAATTATCATTATGCCATCTATTAAGATTTCCTATATTTTCTACTGTTTTGCAACAATATTTACATTTATATTCTTTTGATCTATAATCTAATAATTCTTCTGAATAACCTATTTTATTATTAGGATTTTCTGGATTTAGATAACAATTATCAAAATGATATCTTGACATATTAGGACCAATACCAACTAAACAACAAAAAGGACATTTTACTTCTTTCCAATTTGGATGAATATTTAATCTAGTTAATGATTGTTTTAAACACATCATTTCAGCTTTATATTCACCATGTATTTCAATCCAAGTTTTACCTTTACAACTTTGTGTGTATTTTTTTAAACCATATGATTGATAATTTTTACCATACATTGGATTTTTTTCACCAGAAAAATCTGGTGAAGTAATTTCTTTTTCTGATATTTTGCGTCTCATTGTTTCAGCGATTTTAAATTTTGTAAAATCTGACATATAATAAGCAGGATTATTTGAACTAGATGGCCATCCTTGTTTACCATCTTCATACATTAAATTTGCCCACTTTTTAGAATTAACAATATCATTATCTTTTGAAAATTTTAAAGCAATTTCTTCTACTTCAGATTCATCAAAAACTCCAAATAGTTCCATTCTAACATCATCACCATATTTATTTAAAATATTATTCCATAATTTTCCTGAACCATGATAATATTTTTGAAGTTCTTCTTCAGTTAAATATTTAGAAGATTTTCCAAAATATTTAATATCTATTTTATTATGATGTGCTATATATAATGCTACTTTTGACATATTAATTCTTCAATATAATTGAAATGTCTTTCGTATATGTGTATAGAACCGAATTGGAAAGATATTTCAACGTTGTCAACTTCTGGATAATCTTTTTTTAAATCCTCTAGTAATTTATTTGAAACAAATTTATGCCATGCTAAATCGTTCAAATACCCGCACTTCACATCACATGACCTTTGGTTAACAATATAAATTAATTTATTCTCTCTTATAAATGTCATAACTAAATTAGTGCAAATGAAATCAGACATTCCATTTTTATTATAATCATATTGCATTGATGGTCTCGTATAAATCATCATCGCTCTTCTTGTAAATTTATCCGCTCTTAAAGCTCTTAAACAATTTTTATATTGTTCATAATTTTCTTTAGAAAAAATACACCAACCATAATTAGAGTTTATAAAACCATTTTTGTCACAAACTTGTCTCCAAATTATTGGTGTTTTAGGAATATCATAAACATTTAATGATTCTGATAAATACCATTCTAGTTCTTTTTTAATATATTCTTGATTTGGTGTTCCTATTATAGAATCTTCATCTGCTAATAATGAAATTCCTGTTAATTCTAACATTTTTACACCGGTTTTATCTATTACAAAATCGTTATTTTTATATTTTTTTATAAATTCTTCTCTTAATTCTTTAATATTCATGTCATTTCCTTACATTATCAATTGAACTAATCCACGTGCAAACGGCTTTAGATAATTTTTCTTCATTAAAATCTTTAATATTAATAATCAATTTATTATAAATTAAAGACAATTTATGAGCTTCATAAAAAAGATCTATTTCTTTTTGTTTTAATTTTGGATCTATTGAAAAAGATAAACCATCTTCTCTTTTGATTAAATTTTCAGGATCGTCTACTAATGTAATTAAAAAAGTATCTTTCCAATAATCTTTATTAACTTCTTTTTTCTCTAAATCTAAAACAAATTTACCATCATATTCTCTATATATAGGCGAATAAACCATCGTTCCAACGTGTGATCTGTCTGCTATAACATTATCAAAATTTTCAAATAATTTAAACATTTGAGAAATATATTCATTTTCAAATTTTAAACAATTTTTTGTGTCTTTATATGGTGGTGCATATGAATGAATTTCAATAAATGGGATTTTAAATTCTTTAATAATGTTTTTTATTAAAGTTGTTTTGCCAACATTATCTGGACCTTCTATAATGATTCTCATGTATATTCTCACTTAATTTTAAATAAAAACTTTATAATTATTAAATCTTTATAGGATTTAATATTAATGGTGTATACACCACACCTCTATCCCTTATAAGTTCTAATACTTTTTCAGGGAATACTTTTCTCATTATACCTAGAGCTCCATTTACATCTGCATTTAATATTTTACCTACACTAGATAAGAATAAACCTCTATAGATTCTTTTACCTAAATATGAATCTCTTTTACCTAAAGGTTCATTAGCTAAATGATCTATTTTAGATGTATAACTCTCTTCAGTTAAGATAACTTTTATGCCATATTCTTCACATTTATATAATATTTTTTGTAAAAAAGATGTATAAGGTATTTGAACGAAAGATTGATTAACTTTTTTACCTAGGTTAATATTTTGTTTCCATTCTTTATTATAACCTATGACTAAAGTTTCTATCTTTCCGTCTAATAATATCTTAACTAACATTTTAGTAGCTTGATGCATAAAATTAGATACAAATTTATATCTATTAAACTCTAGTTGTCTAATCTTGTTTGATGAATATCTATTTAACGGAAGTAAAGACTGAAGCTTAGCTTTATTTTTATTAAAGTTTTGATTATAAGATTTTAATCCTTTACCATTGATAATAAAAGGGTTATTCCCTAGATTATCTATACAAGTTATAAAGTTATTTAATCCTAAATCTATAGAAGCTATAGATCCAGACGTCTTTGGTGTTTCCTTAACGCCTTTTTCATAAACAATTTCAACAATAAAGCAAGATGAATTAGGTATAACTCTTACTTGCTTTAGTCTTGAAACCTTAGTTTTAATAGGTTTTAATATATTTTTAACGAATTTTATCTTATTATCTTTTAATCTTACACTCATATAAGTACAAGCACAGACATATAATCCATTTTTACTCTTATACTTAGGTAACTTAGGGTTACTTTTGAATTTAGATTTATCTTTTTTATATGATTTTAGAGACATAAAGAACGATCTCCACGCTTTAAACACCAACTTTATAGTCTGTTGTGATACAGCAGAAGGTAAAGCTCTAAAATCTATTTGATTATTTTTAGCTAAAAGAGAACTGATTTCATACTCACCAGATATTAACCCAGTATTGAAGAAACTTTGTCTTAAAATATAATTAACATAGTTATATAGATTTTTACTCAAATGACATATTTCTATACAATTTTTATAGTTTACATTGTTTTTATCTATAATATGTCTTTCAGATCTAATTAACAAACTATTATCTCCTTTTTATTTTTATTATATCACTATGTTCTTAATTTATACTTGTTTATGATTTCAGAACTTAACAATTTTAAAATATCATTAAAATCTTTTCTTTTCTTTAATAATTCTGGTTTACACATTAAAACATATTCACACCATGGACATAATGGTTGAAAATTTGGTTCAAAATTATTAGAATTTTCTATTGTATTTATCATTTCTTTTAAATAATTTTTCCAATAATTTATCATTTTTCTATCTAATTCTAAAGCATTTTCTTTTAAATGTTCTACATAAACAAATCTTATTTTAATATAATTTAAATGTTTATATCTTAAAAACATGTATAATGCATATATTATTAATTGATCATAATGTTGGTATTGCTGATCTTTATATTTTCCTGTTTTATAATCTATTAATTCTAAATGTTCAGAAACATTTATTCTATCTATAAAACCAATAAATTTGCATGTTTCTGTATCGCCAAAATATGGTTCTATTTCAGAATTGAACATTATTGTTTCTTCTCTTTTTGATTTTTTAGATAAAATATTTATTCCTAATTCTGATTTAGCAAAAGTTCTAACAATTTCTGCTTCAGGAGATTTTAAAATTGTATCTAAATTTTTAAAATTAAACTGTTCTTTCCATTTTTTAACTAAATCTGAATCTTCTGTTAAATTAATAAAATCTTCATAATGTTCCAATATTAGGTGAACTTTAGAACCTTTTTCTAAGTGTGAATTTATTTTAATTGTTGGTTCTAATTTATCTATGTATCTTCTTTTCCAAGCCAATTTACATTTTTTATATAATTCTAAATTTGAAAAACTAAATCTCATCAAAATCCTTATTAAGGGAGAAAAATCTCCCTTTAATTATAGTGGTAAAACATTTTCTATTGCATTAAGATTATAATCTTCAGTTCTAGGTGTATTAAAACCGCCAAGATTCATCACATAAGAACCATCAACATACGCTGTATCATTACCAAATTGTCCTAAAACGTTGTTTGAAATGTGAGATTCTTTTAGTGTAAATGTATCATCACCTTTACCACCAATTATTGTTTCAACTGTTGTTTTGGTTACAGATATTTCATCATTTCCGTTTCCACCATCTATGTATTTAGCAATTAGATCATCAGTAGAATCTATTTTATCATCACCATCACCACCTGTAATGAATGTTAATTTATTTTTCAAAGATGAAATATTATCATTTCCATTATTTCCTGCTATTGTTTTACCTTCAGAATTATCTACTGAGATAGTATCATCTCCATTTTGTCCTAAAGTGTAATTGAATTTTGATTCTGATACGTTTATTTTATCATCACCATCATTACCTTCAATAGAATTTGCTGTTACTTTTCTTAAATTTATGGTATCATTACCACCATTTCCTTGAATAACATCTCTTACAAAAGTATTTTCAATCGTAATTGTATCATTACCATCTCTAACAGGGGCATATTCATTACCTTCATCGCCCAAAACATCTTCAAATACTTTTGAATTTTTAATTGTTATTTTATCATCATCAGCATTTCCACCAACACAATGGTAAATTTCAGAATTGTTTATTTCAATAATATCATTTCCTTTACCACCTTGAACATCATGTTTTATAAATGATTTTTCAATGTGAATTTCATCATTACCACCTTGTCCCACAATATATCCTGAAGTTGGATTATTTCCACCTATTGTATTATCAGTTGAATAAATTTGGTCATCACCAGAACCACCTTCAATACCGTAAATAATTCTTGTTTTTCCTGTAGATATTATATCATTACCAGCATTTCCTTCTATTACACCAGCAATATATGAATCATTTGTTGAAATATAATCATTACCTTCACCACCAACAATTCCATTTAAACACTCTACATTTGTTAATGAAATAACATCATCTCCGGTTCCACCAAATACAGAATAATCCAATTTTGCATCATACATATAAAATGCGTCATTACCACTTCCTAGTGAAGCTAATTTAACATTTACTCCATTTATTTCTATCATATCATCTTTATCAGATCCATATATAGAAATTGGTTTGCCATGATCAAGAACTAAAGGATTATCATATAAATCTTTATGAGCAGAATCTGCAATAGCTAAAGGTTCTGAATTATCTGTTCCTATAAAAATTGTTTTATCTTTATTAACATACCATCCTTTATATAGAGTAAACTCTTGGTCTGGATATTCTAAATAAGCTTTATCAAATCCGTTAGAATTTTTATCTACACTTATAGTATAATTTTGTGGGATATCTTTAGCGAAAAATCCTATAAAATTTTGTTGATTTGAAACATCATAAGTTTTATTTGTTCCATTATTCATAATGTCTGTAAAATATTCTGGTGATTTTTCAGTATTATTATATCTATTTGAACCTAAAATATCAATATACGCAGAGGTTGGAATTTCTATTTTTTGTGGTATTGGTAAATTTTCAGACTCTGATTTTTCATTAATTTCTGAATTTTCTGAAATATTTCCACCTATTGTATTAACAGGATTTTCTAGTGTTCTATTTGAACTATCTAAGTTTCTAAAATTTTCAGATATATTTGAATAGTGTCCTTGTTCTGAAAATAATGCAGAACTTAAAGATACTCCATTAATACTTGGTCCAGAACTTTCTCCGCCTGCGGCTGTTTCTTCTAATTCTGTTAAATCTTTACCTTTTAAAATTGCTAATTGTTCTTTTGATAAATCATCTTTTTGCTCAACATCAGCTGTTTTTGAAATATCACGATTTTCATTATCCTTGTGATTTTCAACCGGTTGGTGTTCTTCAATTGGTTGGTGATCTTGATTAACTGGTTCTCTCATCTTGTCTTGATGTTGAACATCTTCTACAAGTTGAATGGTTGCAGTCGAGTCAGATTTTACTTTGTCATTCTTTGGCATTGTCAAATCCTTTCTTTATAAATTATTATTTATCTGATTTTTACTCATTCCCACCAATATAACTCTACACGTGATCCAGAAGTAATTATGGTTTGAATTTGTTCCTTAGAAATTTTGTTTTCGTTAACAAAATTTGCTAATCCTACAAAATTGTTAAAATCTTTAGAACGTAGTTTCATTTTATCTCCTTTATTTTTAAAATTAAATTATAACAAAATAAGTTTAAAGTTTCTTTAAATCTATCATAAATGTTACAATAGATACAAAATATGAAATAAATGCATAAAATATAAAATGAACATTTATAAAACTCAAAAATGTAAATAAAGCACAACAAATAAGTAACAATAATGTTACGTTTTTAATAAAATTCATAAAAACTCCTAATATAGTAATAAATATGTTACTTTTTAAAATCATTATCTAATTTTGTAATAAAATATAACACAGCAATAAGAAAAATAACAAATAATAAAGATTCAAATATAGAAATATTCATTTTAACAATTTAAAAATATTTTACCATCAGCGTTAATTCTAACAGCGCCTGATACTTTAGTTAATTGAGAACCTTGATATTGTTCTACAACGTCTCCTTGAACTTTTTCTATTTGAGATCCTTCAACCTTTGAAATTTTATCAGAATCTACTTGTTTTATATCTTTACCAATAATATATTCTTTATTATCTTTTACAACTTGTTTTTCTAAAGAACCATCATTTGTCATCTCAACTTCTGTTCCAGATCTATGATGTTGTATAATACATTCTTTACCTGGTGTATCATTCCATTCTTCATAATGTCCAGAAGTTGATTGATAAACTCTTTTATTTGTTGGTGTAGAATTTTCATTAAATTCATTTTCAGCTGCTATACAACCTATAACAATAGGAAATTGAAATGAATTATCATCATCATTAAAAATTACATATACCCATGTTCCTATTTCTAATGTTATATTATAACCAAAACCACCAACTCTATTTCCTTTTGATCTTTTTAAATTTCTAGATTTAGACGATTTACTTCCAGAACCATCTACATTAGCTTTAGGTTTTTCATTATTATCATAATGATTTGTATTAAAAAATCCAATATAATCTAAAGGCTGAATAACTTCTGCCCATGGAAGATTTTTAACTGTATTTTCAGATTTTGCTTCTTCTCCAGAAATTTCAAATGTTTTATATTTAGATTCTGAAAATTCTGGTATTAAACCGTTTATTTCAAATATATTAACTTGAACTCTTCCAGATTTTTTAGGATCATTGTTATTAACAACAATTCCTCTATAAAGTTTCATCTTTTAACCTTTAAATCATTACTTTTTCAATATAAGAGAATAGATTAGTATCGCCTCTAATTGCACCTTCTAATCTCTCTTCATCATCAGCATCTGTTTTAGAAATTTTAAAAGATTTAGCTATTTTCTTAACAGATTTGATTACTGCTCTAGTATTAACACCTAAAGCTGCATATTCTTCTTTTACTCTTTTAAATCTTTCTTTAACTTCTTTTAATTCTTCTTCATAAGCAACATATTCTTTGGCAAATTTTAATTCATTTTCTGCAATTTCATCCATAGCATAACATCCTTTGGGTCTTTTTATATCTTTTTCTGTTAATTGAGCAGCTAACGCCAACTTTTCTTCTTGTGGAGCAAGTGTTTCTCTACATTTGAATTCATAATAAGTGTATTTAAGATTTTTATCTATTTTATTTAACCAAAATTTTGCTACTTGAAAAGCATAAGAATGGTTATAATAGTATTTACTTGAAGCCGCTTCACCATATCTCCACATACAATATAAATCAGTAGGATTACAATATGGTAAATCTTCAATACGTTTAGTATCTTCGCAAATTTGCCATATCAAATCAGCTTCTTGTTTTTCTTTTAAAGACTTATCTCTCATTCTGCAATATTCTTCATACATTGCATCTTCACCCTGTATTAACTCAGATATAGGTCTTTGATGTTTAAATTGATGTAAAGCTCTTTTTGGATTAAAATCTTTATACAAAGTGTAAAAACTTCCATCAGATTTTTCTTTATATTGTGAACATTTTTGAATTTGTTTTAATAAATCTGGAACAGTTTGAGCATATTCTGATCCTTTTAAAGGTGGTAAATGTGCAGTTACAGGGCCTAGACTAGGATCTTGTGGTTCTATAGCCATAAGATCATAAGCCATTCTATGATCAGCGTAATATGTATTATTAATTGGAACACCATCTACATATTCTACACCATCTTTCCACTCTATAAGATGTTTTCTACCAAATGGATCTTTTAAAACATTAGAATTTGGATTTTCTGGATAACACGGAGAATCTTCTTCTAAGTGTATTTTCTTAGGTCTATACCAAATTCTATCATCACCTTCTTTTTTATATGGCTCAGCTATCCATGTCCAATATGTTTGAATTTCTATATATGCTGGAACATCTACAAAAACATTTTTTTGTGTATCAGTATCATATCTACAACCAACAAAATTTTTAATATATCTGTTTCCACTAGGTGCAACTGTTAAACAAGGATCTTCTTTATACGGATCAAACCAAACATAAATTAAATCTTCTCCATAATCTGGTTTTTTCAATTTATCTATTGGAAATTTCTTATCATAACGATTAAACCAATGATGTTCATCATCTAAAATTATTTGGGCATCAATCATGCCATCTCCTTTACATATTTAATTCTTGAATTAATAGACTAAATTTATCATCTAAATCTTCATTATTATCCATTTTGATATAATAATGTTCAGCAACAGTTACTAAATTATCAAGATTTGAGATATTAACATCATGTGTAAAACCTATAATTATCTTGCAAGACCTAGAATCTTTCTTAATATAAGAAATTTTATTTTTATTTATTGCTACTTCTCTATCTTTTCCTACAATTTGAACAAAATTATCATTAAAATAATCTGTTTTTCTAAAATAATCATTCATTTTAGTAGTATAAAAATAATCAGATATTCTACCATTATCTGCTTTTTCTACTGAATAAGCCATATTAAACACAATTTTGTCTTTTACAAAATTAATATTGGCAACGTTTTCTAAATTTATATATTTTGAATCTTCAACTTTTATTAATGTCAAAGTATCTCCTTTATTAGTATTTATCTTTTAAATATTTTAATTTTATCATAGTTTACTTAATTTTATTGAATTTTTCTATTTTTATATCATTTGATGAGCAGAATTTCTATAAAAAGAGGTTAGTTTCTGTTTTCTTATTGAAGAAACCGTGTAGATAGTTATAAATTTTTCTGTAGACAGAAT